TATACTTGAGTCATTATTGATTTCATTACATACTTCTAGATGGACTGCAAACAAAGTAAAATTTACAGAAATTTTAGAAAAAATAGGTGCTTTTTCTTATGCAAGAACAAATTCAAATGGATTTGAAGCTGAAGAAGATGCTTTACGTGAAAAAACATTACGTGATTTACAATATTTATAATGCATAAAATAAAAAAATGTAAAACATTTTAAAATCTATTAGAGAGATTATATATGAACTGAATCTTTTGGAAGATAAACCAAAAGATATTTATAGAAAATCTACCTATAATATCTAAAGCTTTGAATTATTTTTAATAAAACATTTGGTAAATTGAAAAAGATGTTATATATTTGTGTTGTAAACACAATTTTTTAATATAAAACATATAACATGCTTTTTCAATTACCGAGTGGCAAAACAATAGAAATTCCTGCAATAATGATGATTGATCTTACAGACGATGAGTTTGATTTAGAAATTCAAGATCTAATGGCAGATGATCACGGAGAAAATATAGACGATGCTTTTTATAACTCATCTTTAGATGACGGAAAACAAAAAGAGAACCCTATAGAGGATTCTCTTAACGATTACATTTTTAATGAAAATTAACTTAAAGGATTAAAAGCTTCTTTTACATCAATAAAGTCTGCTTGATTTGAATCTACAGCAGTTTTTAAAATTCTTCTATAAAGAAGATCCAGTATCATGTAACAATGGTATTCAATGTCTGTAAAAGGAGTTTTTTCTTCTAATTGTTTTTTGAACAATTCAATTTTTTCAGGACAGTATTTTTTCCAATTGTTTGTTATAATGATTATAGCTTGTGCAATAGCACCGGCATCATTATAATTTAATACAACTTCTACCGAAGCATCTCTTTTAAGAGAAGGGACTTTTTCTAAATTTTCTGACATAATTTATTATTTTTTACAAAAATAAATAAAAAAATTAAGCCCTCCAAATAAATTTTGTGAGGGCTTTTTTAAATCTTTCTAATGAGAATTCATTAGATGATTTGAGGTGGGATTTAAATATTGTTATTAAAATGTTAACACCATTTATGAAATTCTCGCCAACATCCATCAGTAGGAGTTGTAGGAAAATTATAAGATGATATAAGTGAGTTAGGAACTACTTGTTGTGGTTTGCCTCGATCTACACGATAAAAATATCGCAAATTATTTGGGTGCAAACATATAGATGAAGTACCTGCTGGTTGAACAGGATTTGGAACTATTGCTATCCAATCACAACCTTTATTTGCACAAGGAAGGCTTACATTAGGATTAAATCCTTGTAAAGTTCCTACAATTGGAAATCCAATTGCATCTTTTTTAGCAAAATATTGTAAACATGAGTTATTAGGCATAAAATTAACTTTATACTATAATATACAAATTATTTTTTTATTTTCCAAATTACTTCTTACTATAGACATTTAGTATATGAAATCCAATTCCTATACCAAATACAGGTTTTTGATTAAAAGGGTTTATTCCTACAAAAGCATCTAGATCTAAAATAGGTTTTGGTTCATTTATTGTATACGCATTTGCTAAAGAAGTATTTATGAACTTATTAGTGTGTGTCATATCTATGATATTTTCAGTTGGTTTTAAAAAATGTGTTTTTTTACCAAAAACTAATTGTACCGTATCGGGAACTATTTTTAAGTTAAATACACCTGTATCTTGTTTGATATTTCCGTAAAAAGAGTTAATATAATATTTATTTGAATCTATTACATAGATTTCGTGATTTATTGAATCTATTGTTATTTTTACGGTGTCATGTACAATTTTTGCACGATCTACATAAACAACTACACCGTCTACTTTAGAAACATTATACACTTTTTTTACAGAGTCTGTATATTTTTTAAAGTCTTCTTTAGAATATGATTTTTCATTTATTTGATCGTATTCATTTCCTTTTGCATCTTTTTTAACAATAACAGTATCATGTGCTGAAGTGGTTATTGATTGTATTTTATTGACTGGTTTTAAATGCAAAGTTGCCGTTAATGTCAAAAAAATGATCAAAATAGTCCATATAATGATCTTATAATTTTTTAAAATTATGTTTGTTGTATTGTTCATAATATAATATACTAAAAATGTTTAAATAAAAAAAGGGGCGTTTAAGCCCCTTTATTGTTTTTGTAAATTAAGGTTTAATAATTGTAGGTGGTGTTTCCATCCCTTTAGAGATAGGTTGAATTTTAGAAATATAAGGCATATACAAATTACCATTTTCATGATTAATAGCCATATGCTTAATAAAATCTATTATTCCTTCATTATCTGAAATATGAAGTTCAAACCATTCTGGAATAGTTCTTCGTTCTACAACTGTTGCACCAGTTTTTGTTTTTTTAAATTCTCCTGAATCATTTATTGCAGGAATTGCTTGCAACTCTTCTTTCTTTTCTTTATGTAAAATTACCAGACGTGAATTAGTCGGATCAAATTCAGCCATAAGAAAAGGACAATCGTGATGAATTGGAATCATCCGAAAACTTGGTAAAGTGGAATTATCACGTAAACGTGTTTCACACCTTGTAATCATCATTGTTTTTGTACTTACTGACATTTTTTAATTGGTTTAAGTAGTTAATTACGCTGTTGGTGGTGTAACAATATTAGTTACTTGTGTTGTAATAGTATTGATACCTGTTGTTATGTTTTCAATACTTGTTACTATGTTTTGTGATTCTGTTTGAGACAAAACAATAGTGTTTGATTGCAAATTTGCAATTTCATTTTGAGCATTTGTAAGTGCTGTCTGTAATGCACTAAGAGCATTGTTTAGATCTGTAATTGTCATTTTTTTATAAATTTTTTACAAAGATAAAAGATTAAAATTAATTATCCAAATTTTTTAGAAATATCCTGCAACATTTCCTGAATAACCCATATATTTTCTAAAATCCTCATCAAACAAAGAGATTATTTCAGCCATTGAACTTGCACCAGGTATAAATTTAATAGCTTCTCTTGTAGGATGTGCTGATTTAAGCATGGATTTATTTCCTGTTACAGAACCATATATTTCTTGAAATTCATTAGTCATTAAGTTCCTAAAGTTTTTCAAAAGTCCTATTGCTGGTATGGTATTATTAAATAACTGTTCAAATTCTCGTGGATCATAATAAAATGAAAACTCATTATAGAATTTTGCAAATGATTTATGAGCAAAATTAAGTCGTGCTCTTTCATTTTTATCTTGCACTTGTTTTGCAATAGATGCTGATAATAACATCAAACTCAATGTACCTGCTGTAATCATTGTTTCACGCATCATTGATTTAATAATTCCAACTGATTGATGAAAATACTCTTCTTTTGACATATGAAAATCTTGACCTCTTTTTGCAAAATCTGCTTTAATTTGATCATATCTACGATAAGCAGCTTCTCTTATACCGGGATTTGTTATTTCAGAGCCTAATAAAGAACTTAATAAAAGTTGATGTTTCATAAATCCACCGATGCCTTCACCACTAAAGAAATTATTAAAAAATTCACGCCATCTACCTACAGAATAAGTATCTGTAGCAGATTCATATTTCCATTTACCTGTTCTTGATTCTACCTGACCGGGTATCCAGTTACGAAAACTTGTAAAAGCTTTCATTACAGATAAAGTATGCATACCAGATCTATCTTCAGGATTCATGTTACCCAATACTTTATAAGTAACTTGTAATGCTGTTCTACGCATTTGGGTGTATGGAGATTCTATTGCTGTAGGATTACCATCTTTGTCTGTTGGAATTTTATCTAAATCTATTTTATTTCCTTTAGAATCTTCCCAATAAGGATTATTGTCTTTATCTAATTTCATTGTTGCATATAATGAACTTTTTTTACTTTCTTCAGTAACCGCTTCTAAAAGATCTTTATCAGAAATAGTTTTATTTTCAGCAGAAAGTTTATGCAAAATTTCTTGTCGTATATTTACAATATTTCCTGAATCATCTAATTTATACATTTGTAATATAGAACCACCAACATGATTTTCAACCAATTCATCTCCTTTTCTATGACCGATTAAAAGTATATCTGTTGGATTTGGTATTTTTTTTGTAGTTTGTGCTTCTTTAGATAATTCTTTTCCAAGATGACTTTCCATGCGAAAATCAAAATACTTTATGGCTGCTTTCATTTTTGAATCATTTGTAGCTAATTTCATGTAAGTATTTTTGATCATTCTATCGTTGAAATACAAACCTGATTTACCTTGAAAACTAATGTTACCTTCACCACCAACAATGTTTGACAATATTGATTTTATTCTAAAGGCAAGACCAACAACAGTATTATACTGAATAGCAGAATTTATTAATTTTTGAGTTGACAATTTTCTATTTTCATCTAAATGCACTAATTTATTTACAATAGGTATTTTAGATATAACTTTATTTATTTGAGGTGCTATATCTATTGAATTGTCAAAATCTTGTACTTTACCATACATTTGTAAATCTACAAGTTCTTTTAATAGAGCAGCATTAGTTTTATTAAATGCTTCTTGACTAGGCGCATCTCCCTTAGAAGGAACTAATACATTTTTATTTTCTTCAGTAATAATAATTTTTTCTACATTATTTTCTATATTTTTTAATGCTTTATATTTTTCAAAAGATTCAATTGTTTGAGTATATACTTTTGTAATGTCTACATTTTGTGACGAAGCGTCATCTGAAGCATGTAAAAAAGGCATTTTTAATTCACGCCATTCTTCATTTGTTAAAGGATTTACATCTTTTTTGTTATTTAATTCTTGATTGGAATTAGATAATTTTTCCCATACTCTATCTACAGCATTTATATTTTCTCCTTGCATTTTTGCTTCCATCATTTTTGTACTAACAGAAGGAAAAAATGTATATATTTGATGATCTTCTATTAAACCTTCTTGCGCAAGAGATTTATTAAAAGCAATCATATTATTATATAAAGAAAGTAATTCTGGAGTTTTTAGTATTTCTTTATATTCTTCAGAATACCATTTCTCATTACCTATTAAATATTTATTACCATATGCGCCATTTCTTATAGCCTCTGGATTTTCAAAATTTTTACCAACATCGTATTTGTTAACAAATAATTCTAACTCTTGATCCATTTCATCTTTTGTAATTTGATTTGAATCAACCATTTCTTTTAAAGATGTTTGTTTTTTATTTAAATCATTTTCGTAACGAGTTCTATCAAAAACAGTATTATTTTCATACCAAGACTTCATTATGTCTGTTGGCATAGAAGCCATTTCTTTTTTGGCTTTAAAAAATTCTTTTGTAAAATTGTTTATAAGAAGATAATTTCCCTTATAATCTTTTCTTAAAAGTTTTTCTTTAAATACTTTAATAGGGTTTGTATATTTTTCTTTTATTTCTTTTGCATTTTGTATAAAAGGTTGTGATTCTTTTTCTTGATTTGCACGAGAAGTTTCTATTGCTTGAAAATATAATCTTGTAAATAATTGAGTAGTTCTCATTTGAGTTTGACTTTGTGTAGTAGCCCATCTTTGAGTAAAATCCAACTGTTGTTCAGGAGTAGTAATATTTCCTAAATTTGCAAGATTTGATAATTTTTGAGTTTCTTTTATGGCAGCTTCTATTAAATATTTTTCTGCACGAGCAGCCCTACCAACGTATTCATCTAAAGTGCTTTTTCTATTCTTAATAATATTTAATTCTTCTGCTGTATAAGAACTATCTTTTAATTGTTCTAAATATTGCTTATTTAAAGAATCTTTTTCAAAAGTTTGAATAGCTCTCATTCTTTCAATTAATCTTGAAAGATTTATATCTTTATCACCTTTATTTAATTTTTCTATTGATGCTGCTGCATTTTGTAATTCTGAATAAATATAATCTGTTAAACCACTAAGATCTTTTCTAAAAGCAATCTTATAAGCAGCATTTTGTATTTTTTTTGCACGTATTTCAATAGCTGTTTTTTCACTATTAGACATTTTATTAAAATTACGTACTTGTTGTTTATACAAATTATTTAATTTGTCAAGTGTTTGTTGTATTTGTTCATTATCACTTTGATAAAAATGCACAATATGTGGTCTTAAATAAGCATCTTCATCTTCAAGATTTTCAAAATTAAAAGAAGATATTTTAATATCTTTTGGTATAAATCTTGCAACACCATTTTCATCATCAACATGTTCTCCTTCCAATTTTAAAGGTACCATTAAGTCAACTCTCCTATCTTTAAGACCATAAGTTTTAGCTAAAATATCTGCTAATTTATTAGATTGTTCAGTAAAAGATTTTTTACGACCTTCATCCAAACCTTCTTTGGAAAGACTTGCTATAGATTTCCAATCATATTTATCATAAGAACCATCTTTATAAATAACAAGTAAGTCTATTGTACCAGCTAAACCAAATCCTTTAGAAAAATCATTTTTCTTTTTTTCATCAAAATAATCTCTATCTGCAATTTTTGCTTCAGGAATTATTATAACATCTTCATTTTTATAATGTTCTATGATTTCATGTACAAAATTAGCTAATTTATAATAGGTTTCTTCAGGACTTATTCTTTCTAAAGGTTCTATTTGACCATTTTTTCTTATAGTACCATCAGGATTTAAATATGATCTTAATAAGTTTTCTATATCTTTGTGTATGTCTGTACCTGCTTGTGCAATATCTAAGTTTTTTTGTACTAATTCAGGATTTTCTTTTGCTCTAAAAGGTTTATCTATAGTAGATGTTACTGAAGAAGCAAAATGTTTTTTTTCACCATTTACATCTTCCGAATAAGTATGCCTTCTTTGACCAAAAAGTTTATCTTTAGGATCATCAATAATACTATCATCTAAATGTAGATTTTTTTGTTCTTTTAATATTTTATTTATAGAATCTTCAGGTGTTATAGGTACTGTATTTTTATATTTAAATCTTCCTTTGTTTTGAAATACGTCTGTAAATACTTGATGATATAAATATTGTGAAGGATCTTCTTCTATATCATTTGGTTTTAAATCTTCTATATTCTTATTATCAATAATTGAACGATCACCTTTTAATATTGATTCTGCAATTGAACCTGCTTTAGCTTCAAGAGAATTTCTGTTTGTAAAACTATCAAAGAATTCTTTTATTTTGTTTATAATTCTTTGTAAAAGAGATGCGTTTTTTTCATCTTTTTTTATTTGCCATTTATCTACAATACATTTTGCTATTAACTGATCAACAGCTTCTTTACGAACATGTTGTTCATCAGAATATAAATCTCCATATTGATCTTTAATATTTTCATAACCAGACCACAAATGAATATTCTTCATTAATTCATTTAAAACAAAATGATTTTCTCCCATTAACATTGTTATAATATGCGCTGCTTCATGTGGAATAGTATCTAATTTTGCAGGATTATTTTTATTAAGATATATGATTTTATTTAAAACATCTGCAACACCAAAACTATCTAACCCAAATCTTTGTTTAAAATCATCAATATCTTGTATTTTTATTCCAAAAGGTTCTAAAAACTTAATTATAGTGTTATTTAAATCTTTATCTACATTTTGAATTTGATCTGAAGTTAATTTATGATAAATAGTATTAGTATCTCTTTTTTGATCTATTTTTAAATCATTATCCGAACCTTGATTAAATTGTTTTATGTTTAAAAATTGATCTTGAGAATCAGCATTTAAAGCATGTTTAAAATAATCTTCAGGTTTAAAATCACCATAATTTGATTCTAAAGCACGTAAAATATTTATTCCTTTTGAGTGGGTAAGAATTGCCTCATCTGTAGCAATATTTCTTAAACTCTGTACAGCATTTGTAAATCTGTTATAAAATTCATTAAAAGATTCTCCACTGGGCACTTGTATATCAGGATTTTTAACATAAAATTTTTCAGGAAATTCTTTAGTAGGTCTGCTTTGAAATTTACCTAAATTCCAAGGTTTTAATCCTTCTACTGTAACAACATTTGCACCATTATATTTTTTTAATATTTCTGCTGTTTCTTGTGCACGAACTGTTGGAGAACTATAAATTGTTCTTAATTGTTTTGCATCTTCTGTTTTTGCTGTTTCAGTAGTTTCTTTTATACCTTTTGGTGCAAGACCAATTGGATTATCACCTGAATTTTTATCTTGTATATCTTCTAATGTTTCTCCATGATGAATAACATTTAGTTTTTTTGAATCAAGTAATTTATTTGCTTGATCTAAAGTAGGTGTTTTTTCTCCATTAAGATGCCATGCTGCAAGTGCATTTCCTTCACCTAAACTATTTTCAAGATCTAAATATTCTTTGTTTTTTACAGGACAACCCATTATATACAAGTTTTAATTTTTTCTAAAATATTTTCTATTGGTTCATTTGTTTTTTGTAAAGCATTGTGTAATTCTATTGCTTTTTGTTTGAATTCTTCAAAAGATTTTGGATTTTGTTCGTTTTTATATTTTTCATCATAAATCTTTTTTAAATTATTATCATCTATTGTTGTTTTTGTAGCAGATATAGATTGTTTTTCCATAGGTTGCGAAGGTACATTAACTCTTTCAAAACTTGTCTGATAACTACCTATATGAACTGTAGAACCGCCTAATACTTTTTGAAAATGTTCTGGTGTCCATTGTTCTTTTTGAGACCATTGTTTTATAAACTCTGGGTTAGTAACATCTTCTTTGGTTAATCGATGCACTCCTGTAATCCTGTATTGAGCAGGTCTGTTTTCAAAAGTTATTATATCCCCTACTTTACCTAATGGAAAACTCCTTGTAGTAGCTGTTCTTTTACCTTGTTCAGTAAGTTCTACAGTAGAAGTGTCTCTACCTATAAGATTTTCAGAAGCAGCCATTTTATAGGACATTGCGTGATTTTTCATTTTTTGACTTTGTTGCGAAGGTACAACATTTTCAGTAACTTTTGGAGTTATTTGTAATGCTTTTTCTTTATTTATTCTTTCTTTTAAAGAATCAATTATAGCTGTTATTCTAGGATTATTTTCATCAAAATAACTATTTTTTTCTACTAAAGATTTAGTATTATCTTCAGGATATACTTCGTTAAACATTCCTCTTTCACCAAGAATATTTATTCTTTTATAATAAACGCTTGAAGTGCCAAGATCAGGAATTTTTTCATATAGTTTTAATTCAAAATTTTTATATGCTTCACCGGCATCTGTATTTTTGTTTTTTTGTTCTGTAGTAAGTTCTTTACGAAGATCATACTTACATATATAATCATTCTTTGTTATAGAATTTTCAGAATTAAATGCAACAACACTACCATCTCCAATAGGAGTATATTTTGATTTTTTAGTAAATTTTGGAACTAATGTTTGATCGTTATAGTTTAATTGATGAAATTGTTTATAATTTAATTCTATTTCTTTTTGAAATTCTTCAGGATCTTTTATTTTATTTTTCCATGTGTCTAATATTTTGCCGACCATTTCAGAATAAATTTCATGTGGTAAGATCTTTTGAATAGAAGATCTTGTTCCTTGCATTCCATTTTGAATAATACTATAAATACCTAAATTTTTTACCCAATCTTTATATTTAGATTGTGGTAAAGCATCATGCAACATTATTAAAGAATCTGTAAGATCATTTATTTCATAACTATCAGATGATGCTTTATATAAACGAATTCCTGAAGGCTTTGAAGGATCTTCATTAAATATATATTGTAACGATTTTAATACTTTTGCATTTGGATTAGACATTACTTTAGGATTGCTTTTCAATTCTTTTAAAATATTTGCAACTGAATTTTCACCAAAAAGCATTTTTTCATAATTTTCTGCCAAAGTAGTTCCGTTAGTATTATGTGTTTGCAAAATACGAGCAATACTAAAACTTAAAAATTTATTTATATATCTTTCTTTTTCGTCAGAAGTTGTATAAATATTATCTATTTTATCAAAAATTCTTTCTGTTAAAGCTATTGCATCAGAATTTGATGAAATAAAATAATTCTCTAAAACAGGTTGTAAAGACAATAAGTTTTTACGTAAAACTCCTAATTGAGTATTGTTAAATAAACAATCAATAGATTCTGGTTCTATGAATCCTTGTTCTTTTACTTTTTCATAATTTCTTTGTCTAAATCTATCTGAAGCAGATGTTTTAGGTTTTTGTGTATCTATGTTAATAAGATTGTTAAAATTAAATTCTTGTTGTGATTGCTTTTTATATTCTTCATAAGCAAACAACATATTTAATTGATCCCAATTTTTATCTTTTGAAGTGTTTGTCAAATTAGAAATTAAAGTTTCTTTTGAAATAGATTTGTAATCATCTCTTGTAGAATTAATATCATCTAACATTGATTGAATAGTATTGTTTTTTGTATTAATACTTTCCCAAAGTTGAGATTTTAATTCTTTTAATAGTTCTTCTTCTCTGTAAGAAGTGTTTTCTATTTCATTGCTTAAAGACACTTCTTCATTTGTATGTTTAATATATTCATCCCATGTTTTACCGTTATCATAATATTGTGAAGCAGTTTTCCAAAAAATTTGATTTCTGTAAAAAGAATCTTCATTTACCTTATTTAATAATCTATTATTAATAGCAATGTTTTTAACATAATCTACTAATATAGGTTGTGGGAAAAATAATGCTGCGTGATTTTCAGGAGAAACACCTTTATTTACTAAGTAAAGATATGGAGCAAATGTTTCATCATTAATATTTAGTTTAGCCAAAGCAGGTTCTTTAGCACCGTCTACAGATGCTTGCACAGCATTATCAAGACTTACAGAAATCAATCTTCCTGTTACATCATATTTAGAACCCAATTTGATTCTTCCGTTTTCATTAACATGTGGAAAAATTATATTTATATCTTTTTTTAATGATTCTTTGCTTTGTCCTGATATATATTTTTTCTTACTTGGTGCGTATAAAAAATGCAAATTTTCACTATCATACTTTCCTGTAAGATATACGTCAGATTGTTGACACATTGTATGCATTGTTACACCTCTTGCTCCAATACCTACCAATCGTTTTGCAGTAAGATATAAATGTCTTAAATATTGAGAAGTTTTTAACTGTTGTATCGCTGTTTTATTATTTTCTTCGTTTACAATACCTTTCTTTTTTTCTACAAAATCTGCCATTTCTGTTAAAACACCCATAGAAGTAGGAGACATCATACTAGCATAGTTTTCAGGTGCTAATAATAATGTTCTCATATTTTTTAACAATCTGTTTTGTAAACCATCCATTGTGTTTTCATCAGAAACATATTCTATTCGTGGTGCATTTTTTGGAAAAAGTTCATTGTATTTTTGTAATCCTTCTTTAATATCTTTAAAAAACTTTAAAAGTTTTTCATTACCTTTTGCATAGCTTTCTACAGAACCCGGTAAATCAATTCCTTGTTCTGCAAAATTTTCAAAACCTTTATCTGTCCAAGAAGATTTATTTAAATTATCTAAGTTTTTTGTATCCCATTTTTCTAATTCTGCTTCAGGATCAGAATAATTTTTTTCTTCAAGATGTTTAATCATTAAATTTCTAAATTCTTCAGAATCATAGTTTTTTTCTTTGATTTTAAATTTAGACATTATTTGATTTAATTTATCCACATCAAAGTCAGAACCTGAAGTAACAACTACTCCCGGAGGAATTGTTGTAACATCACCTGTTTTAGAATCAAAGAAAGCACTATATTCTTGAGGAACAATAGAACTCATTGAAGCAGTGGGTATACGAAAACCCAATGCCTCAAAAAATTCTTTTGGTAAATTTTCATGCACATCACGCCACAAATTATCTTCTCCTTTAACAAGACCAAGTTGTTCAGGAGTAAATTCTTTATAAGGCCATACTGTAACACATTTTGGAGATTTTACCTGACCATTTTCAATATAAGGAACTAAACTTTTATTAGCGATGATTCTTAAACTCTTTTTTTCTTGAGGAGTTAGTCTTTTATTGTCTTCTTTTTTATATTCAACATAATCTTTTTTAGATTCATCCCAATATGCCATTCTTGTAGATCCTTTGCGTTCTGTACCTAAAGAAGATATTTGAACAGCAGGAACACCATATAATTCTCGATTAACAAGTTTTTTATTAATAATAGACCAAACCATGTTTTCGATTCTTTCTCTAGAAGGAAGGGCATCTAATTTAGTACCTATTACATAATTTCCTGTTTGTGGATCTCTTGTTGCAGCCAAAGAATCTATTTGATTTTGAGAAATTCCCCAATCATTTGCTTTATCTGCAAGTGTTTTTATAAATGTGTTTGCATTATTTTTAGTAGAATAATATTCTTCACCATTTTGATCTGTATGTACTTCTAAACTTAAAGTATCACAAACATCTTTTTTAGCAAGATCATACATTTTATTTAAAGTATCAATATAATCTTTTACTACAGGTTTATATTTTTCATCTGTATTTGACATTATTATTTTTAATACTTGACTACCTACAACATGCCTTTTTTCAACAGGAACTTCTGTTTGTTTACCATAAAATTGTGGATACAAATCTTGTGCTACCGGCACTTGATTGTTGTATTCTCCATCTTCATTATAAAATGGAAATAATGAACCGTCTTGATTTATTTGAATTCCTATTTTCTGAGCACTTTCAAAACCAAAAATATCTGATTTTGCTTTTTGATGCGCTAAATAAACATTCTCCATTGAAGTACCTTCAACATCAATCCATGACAAAGGTCTTACTGACATTTTTAATGCTACTGTATGAGTAATACCTGTTTTTTTAGCATATCCAAAATACTGAGGTTTTTCAGAACCTTTTACAGCATCTATATCTTTATAATTTTCTAGATCTTCTAAAGATTGTTTATATAATTCAGGTTTTGTTTTTTGATAATCTAAATAACCTGGATGATCTTTTGGTAATTCACTTCTTTTTACAATTTCATATGCACGCTCATACTTAAATAAATCCCAATCTTTAGGATCCATGTCTGAACGTAAAATGCGATTTCTCCAATAAAAATCATGCATTATATATCCTTGACCATCAGCACCATCTATTCCTAACCAGTTTTTTATTTGACCTGTTGGTTTACCTTCTTTATCTAATATTAGATTTTTAAAAGAATAAGTACCATCATTATTTTTTGTAAAATTTGCACCTAAACTTTTTTCTAGATTAGATGTATCTTTTTGTGTTTTACTAAGAATGTTAAATATGTTTGTATATATTTCTTTGTAGCCTTCTTGATAAAATTTTGGTTCAGCATAACAATGCCATCTTACAAATTGATTTTCAGTGTCTTTTCTACCATCTAATCTTGGAAAATGTTGATCTAAAAAGTTTAAAGATTCTTTATCTAAAGACCAATGTTGTTTTGGTGCTTGTGGCATTGCACCCCTTTTTGCAAAATCTTTATATAAAGCAGGGTGACCATAAATTAATTTATTTTGTTCTTGTCTTATAAATTCATAATTCAAAGTAATAAACTTTACTACTTTTTCCATTTGATCTTTGCTTAATTTTTTAGGATCAACATGATTATAAAACAATTCTGAAAAAATTCTATTTTCTATATAATCTGTAGAATAGGAATTTCCTTTTTTTGTAAACACACCTTCATCAAGTAAATAATTAAAATAATCACTTACTGTTTTATTTATGTGTTTTTGTATTTGAGTGTCAAGTTGTTTTTGATTTTTTTCAAGCCAAAATTTTTTAAGATTTGGATAATCATTTATGACTTCAGCTCTTTGTTTATCTGTTGCATTTTCAAGATAAGTATTTTTTGAGTCTTTATTTAAACCCAATACTTTTTCTTTAAAAGATGCTTTTAATTCAGGACTTAATATTGTATTAAAATAACCAAAATCAAGTACTCCTTTTTTATAATCTTTTATATTTGAAGAATTTAATATTTCTTGAAAAGCAGTATCCATTTCATCATTTAAATATTTGATGAATTGCATTCTTTCTAAACCAGAATCTATATTATCAAAAGATATTATTGGATTTGAAACACTCAAAGCCATCTCTCTTGATTTATCTGAATTTATACCAATATAAAATACTTTTTCTTGATTTTTTCCTGATCCTAATATATATGCAATTTCTTGACCAATACGATCTGTAAAAGATAATGAATCAGTACCTTTACCAAAAATACTATCACTAACACTCATTCCATTTACAAGAACATATTTAAATACTTTTTGTGTTCTGTTTCCATTCGCATCAAAATAATTACCACCATTACGTAAAAACTCTGAATTTTTTACATAAGGATTATTATTTAAATGTGGAAATAATTCAAATAGTTCTTGTTTTGTTTTAACATTATTTATTGAATCAAATATTTTAGAAGCGGTAGATTGTTCTATAATAGAATATGCAAGTTCTCCTTCAGATGTTAAAAAAGATGCTGTTTGTTCACCAGTATTTATTTTTTTATAAACATTTAACAAATCATTTATTCTGCTTAAAACAGTATTTTTTTCAAATAAATCAGAAAAACTTTTTATTTTATTTTCTTTAAAAAGTTGTGATATTGCTTGATAAGATTCATTTATTGCTTTTTCATAAGGAATTAAATTTTCTGCAGGAACACCAAAATCAATACCAATGTATTTTAATTTAGTTAAAGAATCTTGTAATGTATTGTTGCCTTTATTATCTATGAAATGATTATATTCTTTATTTTTGTTTACAACTAATTTGCCGTTGTTATTTTTAAAAAATAATTCTCCTTCATCATTCGGATCAATTTTGCTTTTAACATTATTTTCCCAAATAGATCGTATATCAACATTATTTTCTCTTAAAACAGGGTCTACCATATGCAGACCATCTTCATTAGCTATTGATTTAGTAACGTTTAATTTGTTGGTGGAATAACTTACTTCAAAAGCAGTTTTTAAACTCAATTCGTTTTCATTTGTAACAATATTATCTACTTTTAATCTTTTTTTAAGTTCTGCAATCCACTCGTATCCATATTTGTATTTATTATTTATTAGATATTTATTATCTAATTCATCAAACATGTCTTTAATATTTGTTTTTCCTGAAAGTGTTTGCAATAAAACTGCTTGCACTTTAGCAAAATCTACTACAGAAGTTAATCCATAATTTGAACCTGTTTTTCTTTCTAAAAGCCCTTCTGAATTATATCTCATTTCAGGCAAAGTAGATAGTAAAAATTTAACATTATTTTTTAAAAATGTTTTTGGATCTGTAGATATAGGATCTTTAAGATAGTTTTCTTTTTGTGCGCTATCGGCTTCTCTTTTATTAAAAGATTCTACCATATTTTCTGGAGATTCAAAATCTGCACGCAAACCTATTTTTCTAAAAAAAGAAGTTATTCCATTTAATATTTGTTGTTTTTGATCAATAATATTATAATCTTGCCGTAAGCCTATATATTTTTTTTCTAAAAGATTTAAAAGTTTTTCATGTTGTGCTTTATCTCTTAGATTTGTTATGTCATACGCTTTCATCAAAGTACTTAAACCACCAGGTTTAAATATTATTTTGTCTGTAAATTCTTTATATGCTTTATTTAAATAAAGCTCTTGATTATCTATAGATTTAAAAAGATCATCTATACTTTTACCATCTTTTTCAAGATGATCGTATATAAGAGACACAATTCCTTCTACCACTTCTTTTTTAACAAGTGGCGAAACTCTGGATAATTTGGTACTTAATGATTTTTCAATTCCGGGATTACAATTATCAAATAACATGTTTGTTTATTTATATTTCAATAATATTATTATCACAAGACTGGTGTTTATTTAATTCATCAATTTCTTTTTCTGATAAATTTTCTTTTGGAAAATCTGAAGATTCTTGTAATGATTCTATTGCACTTCCATTATCAGTAGCAATTACAGGTTCATCGACAGGATGAACTTCACTTTGCGAAGATACAATATTATTTGGAATATTTATATTTTCTTCAGGTTTTTTTTCTTCTACTGTTTCTTGTTTAGCAACTTCTGAAGTTATTACATTAAACTTTCCGTTTTTGTTTTCTAAAAGTGCTTTTTTAGACATTTCACCAATGTCTCCTGTTTCTTGAATTTTATATTCAAAATTATCTTTTTCTTCATTATAACTTATTATTTCAGCATTTTGCAAACCTTTAGGTTTTTGTATAGTAAATTTAGTACCTACTAATTTTTCATTTTGATCCCAATCTATTTCATTAGAAGGTTTTGTTACAGATACTGTTTCTGAAGGTTTAGATTCAGCTTGTTTTGTTTTAGTTTCAGGTTTTGCTTTAACTTTTGTTTTAGGTGGTTGTTGAGTTGCTTGTTTAGTTTCTCTTTTTATTTCTTGTGGAGTTGGTTTATAACCACCTTCATTGTAATCATATGTCAAATTTACTTGTTTTAAAACAGGATGCAAAGAATTTGATTCATAATTATTTTTTCCATTTGCTTCTGGCTTTAAATTTTCAATTAAATCTGTATATAATACAGGTACTCCATTATTATCTTTTTTTACAGAAATGTAATGCAAATAATTATCATAAACATCTCCACCTTCAGAAACATTTTCTAAGTTTTGTTTTAATTGATAATCATAAAAATTATTTTTTTCATTTTTAGGACTACTTGTTTCTTCTACATGTAGATCAATATATGGATCATTTGAACTTAGGAATTTATCGTTTACTTGATGAAACATTCCTTCTAATAAAGAGTCTTTGTTTTTATCTATTTCAGAAGGCTCAAAAGGCATTGACATAAAATCTAATTTACCATCTTTACCAAAAGATCGGTATAATTTTCCATTTATAACCCAAATTCTATTTTTACCATATTTTCCTTCAACAAAATCTTTTTCAGAAGGTGCACCCCAAAATGTTACTGCATTTAAATATTTTTCAATTTTATTTAAATCATTAATTATTTCTTTAGCTCTTTCTTCACCATATAAAGATGTTAATCTTTCTTTTTTTGCATCACTCGACAAATATTCTTTATACTTTGCATAATATTTTAATGCATTTAAAATATTTGTTTTTTCTTCTTCAGAAAAAGCTCTGTTATTAACAGGAAATTTTAAACCATCTTCTCTTACTAATACTAATCTGCCTGGTTTGACATTTTTAGTATCGTTATCTTTTTTATTTGCAATTTTTAATTTTATAGGAAGACCATTAGGAGCAACAGGATTTCCCCAATTACCATCTTTTATTAAAGAATTTGTAATAGATAATTTAGTTCTTTTGTTTTCAGTATTTTTTTCTGATCTGTTTGGTAACCCATCAGTTTTTCCTTTTATAGGAATAGAAACTAATCCTGATTTTGCGTCTTCTTTTATTTTTTCTCTTTGTGCTCTAAATCTTTTTAATTCATCATAAGCTTGTTGAAGTTGTTGATCTAAATATTGTCCTTTACTATCTTTTTGAAAAACAAACATTTGCTTTAACAATCGCCATGCTTCTGACTTTAAAAAAGATTCTTTATTAAATTCATTATCTAAAGGTGATTCTAATAAATCATCATTACCATGTAAAGATCTATATATAATATTTTCACTTGTTGGATTTTCTATTACATTACCATTTATATCAACAGGTTTGTTTTCTTCATTTACATAAATTACTTTAATATCATCATGATATGCCTGTTCATTACGAACATCTTTTAACCAAGGAAATTTTTCTAATAATTCTTGATTTTGTTCTGTATCTTTAGTTACTACAAATAATTTTATTTTATTATTTGTTGTATCTACATCAGCATTAAATTTGTATGCTTCGGCATTTTTTTCACGCTCATTTAATTGTTGATCATTATCATATCTGGTTACAGTATACTCTTTATCTCCTATAAGATATACTTTAGATTCTTTAAAAGGACTCGATAGTATTTCTTCATTTTTAGCAAGTGCTCTTAAAATATTGTAATGATTTTTTAAATCTTCAGGAGTATATGATTGTTTATCTAAAATTGCAAGTCGATCATTTTCTAGAAGAAGTTCTTTTGTTTTATTTCTTTTAATTCTGAATCTGACAATATTTCCTTGATCATCACGAAGTTCTAAATGTTCAGGATGATAATTTCTACCAACAACAATACTTAATTGTTTTTGATTTGCATTAAACACAGGTCTTACTTCATATTTATCTGAACTATAATCAAAAACGTTATCTAAAAATCCTCTATCTTCTTCAGAAGATTGTGGAGTTTGTTCTGTTACAAATTCTTTATTTTCATTATTATGTGCTGTTTTTTCAGTATCCCAAGAAATATTGTTTTTTATTTCTTGCAATTCTTCTTTAGGTAAAGTTGAAAAAACGTCATTTAATTTTTTAAGAAAATCAATTCTATCTTTTATATCTGAAATTTCACGCAATTTTTGGTGTTCTTCTAAAAGACGTTGTTGTTTTTCTTGTAATTGTTGTTTTTCTTTTTGAGTTTGTTCTAATTCTTTTTGATATTTTCCAGATTCTAATAATACTTTTTGTACAAACAATCTTGCTGCTTGTGCTTGAACATCAAACTCATCTGGTTCAATATTTACAAAAGAATCTCTATTAGAATCTTGTTTTGCACGATATTGTTCAGAAAGCATATTTGTTGCAAATTTGCGTTCTTCGGCATTACCGTTATACATTAGATCAACTAAAAAATTCTTTAATGATTTTTCATCTGTAGCTGCTTTTACAACTCGTTCATAAAGATCTTTAATATCATTAACTTTACCCAAATATTTTCTATTATCATCTATCATTTTTTGCAGATGATCAATATTCATATTAGCTAAATGAATTTGATAGTCAGTATCTTCTATGTATTGTTCTATTCTTTCTTGAACTTGTGGTCTTGAAATAAGAGATGATTTTACATCTTCAAGATGTTTTTCTAAAGCATTATATAATGTTTCTTCACCATTTCTTTCAAAAGCATCTCCTGTAGTATTTAATTCATCTAATGCTTTTAAATAAAGTTCTTTAGAAGAATGTAAATTCTTTTGTAAGTCTTTTAAAGATTGTAAATCTTGTTTTTCTTGTTCGTGTGTTTTTTCTAATTCTAAAAGATGATTTTGTAAATTTTCTATATGTGTATTTATTTCTTTTGCTTGTTCTTTAATAACAGCAAGATATTTTTTCTTAAATCCTTTTTCTGGATATTTTTGTTGACTATAAAGATGTTGTTCGTATTCTTTTGTTATTTGTTCATGTTTTTTTAACAAAGAATCTATTTCATCTTTCATAGATTTAGTTCTAGATTCTAATTCTTGCAAAAGAGATTCTTTTTGAGATCTTCTTTGAGAAATTTCTTCTAGTTCTTTTTCATTTTGAATAATGCGTGATTCAAAAAGATTTTTTTGTATTTGAAAATCTTCTTCTAATTTACGTTGTCTTTCAATTGAAGCTATGTGTTCAATTTCAGATAAAGATCTGTTTTTTGAAGAATACAAGACATCTCTTTCATTAAAGATTTTTCTTTTTTCTTCATTAGTTGTTGGATCTTTATAAACAACATAAAGATTTTTTTTATCGTCAGCTAATTGTACTTTAGCATCTACATTTTCATATGTTTTTTCAGCATCATTCCATATTCTATATCTTATGTTTTGATTGCGATAATTTAAAAATACTTTTTGATTTGTATTTAAATCTTTGTAATTTACCCAATTTCTTTTTATAGATTCTTCAATAAATTTATGTGCATCTATAGGATATGCTTGATCATTATTAATTTGAACCATTAACATATCTTTGCCATTTTGTTTAAAAATACCAACAATTTTTATTTTATCATTAGTATTTATATTTACAGCTTCTCCTTTATATGATAATCCTTTTTCTATTTCGTTTGCATCACCTACAAAATAATCTCCTTCAGTAATTGTTCTATTAGTTGTAGTACCATCTTTTAATGGTACATCAGATATAATAATTGACTTTGGATTTTTTGGATCATAAGTGTGTATGATTATTTCATTAGGTTTATAATTTTTTTCAAATTCTTCATTTGTTATAGAAATCTTTGAATTTGTTTTTACATTTGGATCATTACTAATTTCTTTTAAAATAATATTTCCTTTATCGTCAACACCAGATACTTCAAATATTTTACCATCTTTAGAATATCTTGTTCCTAATAATCCTTTTTGTTTAGCATTATTTTCTTTTGTTATATTTTGTTTGTCTTCTTCGGCTTGTTTTGTTTGTTCAACATGTTCTTTAAAGGCATTTTTCCAAATTTTTGAATACTCCTCCCAATTACCTTGTGAATCAGTTATAATATTTGCTAATTTCAATTGACCTTTAGATTCAACATCTAATTTATAATAATCTAAATACTTTGATATAGCACTTTCTTTTTCTGAAGGAGATAATACTCTTCCTGATTCTTTTAATTGTGCATCTACTGTTTGTGAAAAGGGTTCTTTTAAAAGTTTAGAATATTTTTCATCTAACGCTTGTATAGTAATATCTTTTTTACTAGCATCTGTTATAGCTAACGTATTATTATATTCTTCTTTGTATTTTGATAAATGAGTTAAATATTCATTATGTGCGTCTATTAATTTATCAATCTGTGCTTTTTTTACAGAATTAGTTTCTGCTGCAGATTCTGCTTTTAATGTTTCTATAGAACCTTTAATAGCATCTTCTTGAGTAAAGTTAAACATTGTTGAAAAAGAAAGCTGTTTAAAAGCATCCATACCACGAATACCTTTATCAGATCCTTTACCATTAAATAAGATTGTTTGTCTTTCAACACCCCTTTGTGCAATATCTTTATTCCAAACTACAGAATCTATAGCATGTTGAAATGCAAGATAATTTCCCATTTCTGTAGCCCTTTCTTCAGTACCTTCTTTATATTTAAAAGGATTGTGTGGATTTGGAAATTTTCTATAAACTTCTTTGTAAATAGAATTTATGTCTTTTGCACGTTGTTGAAATTCATTTATATGTTCTTGAAAAGAAACTGTTAAATCTTCATTTCCTTCATATGGAATATTTGGATGAAATTTTTCAAATAATTCTTTTGCACTAAGATTTTGTGTAAAATCTCTTAGATGATCTAAATATACATCTGCATATCCATTTTTTATTGCCGGTATAATAAAGCTTCTTAATGAATCATCATGTAGATCATTAAATAGTTTGTTATTTTTAAATGCTGCAGCTACTTTTAAAAAAGAATCATAATGAGATTGTTCAGCAAGTTGTGCTAAATGATCTCTTATTGAAGAAGTAGGGTCTTTATAAAATTCATTAAATTTTTGTATAAATTCTGCAGCATTATTTTTATTTTCTTCTGTACGATTTTTCCATTGTTCTCTGTTTGTTATGTAATCTCTATTTTTAAAACCCTCACGAATACCTTCACCAACAACACCCATTGCAATAGCTCCTGTTAAAAAAGAAGATATAAATGTTTTTGCATTGTCTGGTGTAAACTGATTATTTATACTTTGTTTTAAAGAATCGGCAAAAGATAATTTGTCATTAGAAATTCCATACTTAGATTCATAAAATGCTTTTGCTGCATCATCTATTGTTTTAGTAGTTTCAACTGTTAATGCAAAACCTGCGCCATGAGAAATTTTACTAGGTATTGCATCTACTAAAGATCTCCAAGTAAAATATTTATCTTTTAAAAATAATTTTTCACCTGTTTGTTCAGCAATTTTTTCAGAATTAATACCAATCATTGATAAAAATTTTCCTTCACCTTGTTGTGCTATTAAAGCCTGAATAGATTTAGAAGGAGTAAGTATATTACCAAATGCTAATTTATTAGTATACATCATAGCTAAAGCATCTAAAGCACCATTTGTTTTTGATGCTTCTAATGCTTTCGCTTCTATATCATTTGTTTCAGATATAGTTAGATCTCTATTTTCAGTATTTCTTATTTTGTCTTTATAGTCTTGAATTATTTGATGATATGTGTTTGAGGCATTTGATTGTGCCATTGAGATTCCTAAATTTAAATCTCTAAAATCAGCATATACAGCACCAACGCCATTTGCAAGAGCACGTACTCTTGCACTTGATCTTGCAATATCTGCTGTTCCTATAGCAGCATCAGAAATACCCTGACCTAAAACATTTAAAGTATTACTAAAAGGAACTAATTTAGAAGCAACTTGAATTCCTTTACCTACACCACCAACACCAGTAGACATTGCATTTTTTGCAACATCTAAACTATTTAAAAAATTTGGTGATTCTTTATAAGCAGCGATTGATTTTTTTAAATTAGAAGTAGTATCAATTGTTTTACTCAAAACTTGTGATTCTTTAATTACTTGTGCAGTTAATCTTTCTGCTTCTAAACCAATTACTTCTGGAGTTAACGCACCTGCAGTAGCTGTTATAAGTGCTGTTGTTGCATACATTTCAGCACCCATTTCAGTTACAGATCCCACTAAAGGTCCTGTTTCTTGAATACCTTTTAAAAAATTATTCCATGAAAAGAAACTGTTTTTATCATCTTCTGTTTGATATATAGCATATTGATTTTCATCTTGTTGATTTTTTTTATAAACTTCTTCTAGTTCATCTTGATGAAAAGCACTTTGTAAAGTAGGATCTTGAAAAATAGAAGCAGTATCTTTCCATGATGTTATCTGATTTACAAAAGCATTTTTTGCACCAGACAACCAACCACCTATTGTATTTTTTAATTTTTGTCCTGTTGTTTGTGCTTGAGCATATCTTTGTTCATTTTCTTCTCCTAAAGAAGGGTCAAATCCTAATATATTATAATTATCTTTTCCTACGTATCTACTAGCGTTAGTTGCGTCCCAATTAAAAGTATATGTTTGTTGTTGTGCAGCTAAAGATGAAGGTTTATTAATAAAATCTTGCGCTCTTTGTTCAAAAGTAGATCCTTCTACAGAAGATGGTTGTTCTATAGGGCGTGGATTATAATTTATAGTATTACTTATATCTGGAGATGGTGCTTGTTGCACTTCATCAAATAGTCCTGTATCAAAAGGCATTAGTTACTAAATTTTTGATTATATTGACGCAAATTTTCATTGTTGTTTTTAATATGATTTACTCCTTCTTGAGTTAAATAATCATATATTTCTTGTGGTGTTTTTGCTTTATCACCTATTAAAGGAAATATCAATTCAATAGGATTTTGATCAAAACTACCTGTATTTCTATTTCTTGTTGAAACTGAACCTGAAACTATAATATTGTTTGGATCAGCTTGATCAGGAATCATTGTCAAATCAAAACCATGTGAAGACAAAGTTGGACTTAATGGTATATTTTTACCATTATATAGATCAGAAAATAATTGTCTGCTTACTACATCTTTAGGATATGATCTTAGTAATCTTGATGTTGTAGAAGGATTAACTTCTATAAAAAATGATTTTCCATACAAATCAGATCTTTTTACATTACCCCACGTTAATTCAGGATCTAAATCTGCTTTTTTATCAGCAAGATCTAATTTAACTTCCCATAAATCTTTTCCATTAAATCCTATATTATGATAAGAAGCCGATTGTGTATAATTTCCACTAGCTAATGCTTCTTGTATTGCTTTTTGTGTTTCAGGGTCTACAGGTTTTTTATCACTATCATAAACTGTTTTTTGATTTCCTGGTAAAGCAAGTTCTTGACTTGCATTTAATACAAATCTATTTGTTTTCTTTTCTTCAGTAGTTTTGGGTTGATCTGTTTTAATATATGACTGAACTGTTCCATATCTACTACTTGCATTATCAGCATATTCAGGCATTTTACTTAAAACACTTTTTGATAGTTTTTGTTCAAAATCCTTATAATTTTCATTATATTGTTTTTGATATTTTTGTAATTTTTCGGCAACATCGTCATTGATAACATATTCTTTGTTATTTATTTGTAATGTACCGGGTGTATGTGTTGTAGGACCTTCGCCTTCAGAATAAAAATGACTTTTATCTACTTGTAAAGCATTGTTTTTAATGGCATCTACAATTTCTCTTCTAGATAAAAATTGATGTCTTCCGTATCCATCAACAAAATCAACATCTGAAACAACATCATCTATTTTTTTAGCAGAAGGTTCATATGTTTTTCCTTGAAAGATAATGTTTCCATTTTTATCTTTTTCCATTTTTTGCCCTGTATCAGCATGTAAAATGTCATCAGGATTGTTTACATTTCTATAAACCATTGAATCTTTAAAAGCAGGATTTGTAGCTAATTCTGTTTTTGTATTGTTTTTTAACATTTTATCTTTAGCATTATATTGCATTAATGCTGTTTCTGCTTTTAAAGCAGATGTCAGTTCAGATTCTATATTTGTTTTTTGAACTGATGTTAAATCTTTACGTTTCGCCTCATTTTGTGTAAAAATATTTATACCATGAATTAATTCTGGTAAAGTATTTCCTACAGGAACATTATTTTCTTTTAGTTTTTGTTGTAATTTTGTAATATTTTCTTTATCAGGATTACTTAATTTTTCAAAAGGAGTGTCTGCAAGTTTTTTAACAGAAGTGCAAATATTTGGCAAATCTGTCATAGGGATAATATTTCTACTTGTAAGTGCTTTTGCAACTCCTGTTGGACTTAAAACATTATCAACAGCAACACCTTTTAAAGTATTCATTTGTAATTGATAATTAGCCAAAGGATCTGATGTTTCTAAAACATCTGTTGTATCTTTTCCTACAATAGGTGTTGGATTAGTAGAAGTAGAAATAAATTTTCCATTTTCATCTAAAACACCAGCATCCATTCCTTTTATTATATTACCGAAATGTTCTTCTTTTATTTTTGCAGAAGCTATTTCTCGTTCTCTTTTATCAGTAAGCATTGCAGACCATACATTATTATTTTCTAATGTAACAGATGACAATGCTGTTATGCCTTTTGCAAAATTTGCAACATCTTTATTTTTTTGTAAATCTTCAAAATACTGTAAAGGATTGTTAGTAAGTCTTTCTATAAACGCATCTCTATTTCGATTATATATTTCTGAATTATCTTGTTTTAATTTTTCTTGCAATTGTTTTATATTATTTTTTGCAAGAGTGTATTGACTAAGTACTTGTTGTTCTTGTGGTGTATGTTTTCTAGGATTACCGTTTTTATCTACAGCCTGATTTTTTAATTCATTTATACTTTCATCATATGTTTTAAGATTTGATTCATATGTTTTCATATTGTTTTGAATCATGTCTGTATATGAAGGTATAATATCTTTTGCTATTTCACTATCTACATCTTTATCAGCAATATTAGGATTTTGTTGTTTTATGTGATTTCTATATCTATCTAACCCTACTTGAGCAACCATTCGGTCTTGTTCTTCAAATTTATCTCCTAAAGCAGATTTTGCCCATATTTCCCAATTAGGTATTGTTTCAGCACCATTTTTTATTTTTTTAATATAAGGTGTTGGATTACCATGTTCATCTGTCGCATAATCATATTCTATTTCATAACCCGAATCATCTACAGCTTTCCGTAAATATTCCATTTTGTCTTGCCAAGGAACAATATTTCGTGGTCTTATCTTTTGTAAAGAACCATCGCCTCTTTTTGCATTTTGTAATTGCAAAATAGTTTGATTATTGTATTCTTCTTGAATAGGATTGTATTTAGCATATTCGTCTTTATCTGATGATGTTTTCCATTGATTAATTTGTGCAGCATTGTTAGAAACACCTTTTGTTGTGTACATATCAGCCATTATGTCCGAATCTTGATAGAACGGAGCGAAAAGTTGTCCTGCTTTATTAATATTTTGTGGTAAAGAGAGGTCTGCTTTTGACAATTCTTTCATACCTGATTGTGCATCAGCAATATATTCTTCTCTTGTTTTTTGATTATCTGCATTAGTAAGAGGTGAATTTAAAACAGAAGAATATATAGATTTTACTTGAGACAAACCTCTCTCATATTGAGATTCTTTTGTACTCAAAGCATAATTTAAAAACGAATAATCTAATGGTGTGACGCTAGGTGAAACTTGATCTATTTGCCCCGCTTGAAACCCTGCCATAATTTACAATTTAATTTATAATAAAATATACAAAAACTTATTAGGTTTACCTAATTAAACTAACTTGGTTTATTTAATATCCATAACCATAACCATAACCATATCCACCCATAGGACCCATATTATAATTCATATAATCATTTCCATATCCAAAACTTTCTTGTTGAAGTCCGGGATTTGATCTTCTTGTTATAGACATACTATTCATCTTCATAGGATTATATCTTATGCTTTCTCTATCAGACATCATTTCTCTATGTGCCATATCATAAGCATCTTTATACGATGCTTTAGAATCTCTTTTTAACATGTCTTTGTATATTTCGTCTGCACGACTTGCAACACGAGAACTACCTTCTTCTAAAGACATATTTCCTGCCCCTTGTAAATCAGCTTGATAATTTGGATTTCTAAGTATTCTTTGTGTTGTAGGGTCTATATAAAAAGGTGAGTTTGGATGCATCATATTTAACATTTGATTTGTTGCAGCATTTTGTGCAGCCATACTTCTGTCTATTGCACCTGTTTTTAAATAATTACGCATTGATTGGTCGTAATTAAATCTTGCTGTATCAACATCTCTCGCATACTGTTGTGCATATGCTTGATGTTTATCAAATGATTCTTGTGAATATTTAGCTGCTTGTGTTTGTCCTTCATTAAAAACATTTGCTTTTTGTTTTTGTGTTTCTCCAGAAATACCTGCAAGTTTTTCCAAACCTTGTCCAATAACACCATAATTAGAACCTCTTGCTCTTGAAGAATCTCCAAACATAGAATTTGATTGCATTGCATTTGCTATAGAAGATTGCATTGCAGCAATACTTGCTCTATCATCGGGTAAAGCAACTTGTGGAATAAAAGGTACTGATTGTGCTTTAATAGGCATTCCTTGTTTAGGAACTACGGCCATATCTGCAAACATTTTCATTCTATCACTCAAACTTATTCCATACGGAGGTATGTTTGAATAAGGAGTTATTGATTGATTACTATTTATATTTCGAATGTTTGCATTTTGTTCTGATGTAAAAGGATTTATATTTCCCATTTTTTGTTGATCATCAGATGTATTTAAATCAACCATTGATGCAGTAGGAATTTTTTGTATTTGAACTCGGTTTGTATTATTTTTTGGTATTGCTGGTGTAGGTATACTTTGTGCAGACAAACTATGAATATTTTTTAACCCACTCATATTTACATTATTAGAATACTGTGTATCATCAAATACATCTTTATCATAATAGGGTTTTACTATAACAGGTGATGGTTGTTGTGGAGCAACATATCCTTGATAACCCATTCTTTGATTACCAATACCACTATCAGACATTCCTGCTTGAGCTTTAGGTAAAAAACCACCATATTTAGCTTGAGCAACTCCTTTCTTATCAACATTAACTATTTCAGGTATTCCTGTTGGAAATCCTTTACTTGCTTCTTGTACTATTGCTAAACCTCCTAATTTTTGCTGATATGATTGTATCATTTTTTCAGCAGTTGCTTTTTTTAGATCATCTGAATCAGGATCATCAGCTATTGCACGATATTTATTTATATCGTATTGTTTTGCTAATTGAGCAGGTGTAAATTTTTTATTGGTGTTTGCATTTTTACCAAACATTTCTAAAATAGGTCCACCTATAGCAAGTTTTTTAAAATCACTAAAAATGAAATCTCCGGGTTCTGCTTGCAATGGAGTACCTCCTTCATAGTGTTTTTTACCACCTATATCAAAAGTATTAAGATCACCTGATTGTGATTTTCTTGCAAGCACTTCACCTTTTTCTGCTTCAACTGTTGCTTGATCTCTAGGAACAGCTTCCATAGTAGAAGTTGCTTTAAAAGGTTCTTTTAGAGACATGGTGGGGTCAAAGACACGACCTCCAGTATCGAGAGCCCATCCCGATTGGTTCGAGAAACCTGCTTTTCTTTGTGGTCTTTCTGATGGTGCTGCCATCACTTTTATTTTCGCCATAATATTATTTTAAAATTTATTTGTAAATATCATAAAAAATTTGTACCTTTGCTCGCACAAACAATCTCTTCAATAGAGCTTACAAAGCTACAAACAATCTCTACGAATAAAACAGAGAAATTTCTTTTTCTCTGCGTTTAGTTAAACCATCAACTACATTGCCTCCTGCATGATTCCATGCCATCCAGGATTGTTTTATTACATCTGGTGTAGCTTCATCGTTTATGTTTCTTGCAAGAGAAGATTTTGCAAATGCATTGCAACCAATATTATATACAAAACATCCTAACGCATCTATCATATGTTGATTAATATTTGTTTTGATTGTTTTTTGAATGCAAGGTAAGAAATTTTTATTTAAATTGCAAAGTAATATTTGATTAGCGTAATCTTTTGAAATAGCTTTATCTTCTAATGTTACTTTTGTGCCGTCACAATAATAAGTTGATCCGTATCCTATAGTTGGGATGCCGACTATATCTTTGTAAGGTGCTGCTTTGTATCCTTCACATGAAGCGATTAAGTTAATACAATCTTGTGAAAATTTTAATGTGTTGTCCATATAGTTTTAGTTTTACATTTTTTGAATTTTGTATCCTAGTTTTTGAAGTCTTGCAATTTCTTCGTCTGAAATATCATATTCACCACCAACTTCATATTCTCTTAACATCATACCACCTTGTTGTGCCATCATTTGTGGAGCAAAATAACCTGCATTTTGAAAACCATAAGCACCTGTTGGACCTGTTAAATTCATTTGACCATAACCTTGACCACTGATTCCTATTTCTCCTTTGCTGCCTGGTGTTGGATAATACATGTCGTTTGTTTGACCATGTTGCATTAAATAATTTTGATAGTTGCGTGTTTTTTGATTTTGATTCATCATATAACCAATACCACTAAATAATCCTGCTGCAGAAGCAATTGCCGAAAGACCATAATGAGGATTTGATTGTTGTCCTGTTTCTTGTTCTGAATCATTACTCATTTGTTGTGGATGTGTTACAGGCATATCGTGCATTGCTGCTTGAGGTATATAAGAAATATTTTGTTTTTGTCGTGTAACTCCTGGTTGATTTTGACCATAATTAATATTAGGATGATGATAAGGATCATTACCTGTATTATAATTTATTGCTACTGGTGGTGCTTTTTTTACTGATTCTTCTTCAGAAGTTTCACCACCATCTTCTTTTTTATGGAATCCGTGATGTTTTTTAAATGTTTGTGTAAGTCTCCATTGAGGACTTCCTTTAGGACAATCATAGTTTGGTGATCCTGGAGTACAACGACCAGGATGTTTAATAGCATCTTGAATCCAATGTCCTCCTTTTTTCATTTCTTCACATTCAGGACATTCACCACCTTCTTGTTTAAGAGGTTTATATTTTGAAGATTTTTTATATAAAGATTTGCCTGTTCCTTCATCAATCATAGTACCACCTTCTTGATAATAACCATTTGTTCCAAGATCATATGTACCTGAATATTGACCACCTTTTTTTAAAGTTTGAGGAACATCGGTATAAGCACCTGATTGTATAGGAAAAGGTACTTGTGAAGGTCTTTTATTACCAGAACCTCTTTTTTCTATTACATTGCGAAATTTATTATCAATACTTCTATCTTCAGGAAGTGCTTGATTTTGTTCTACATTTAATTGACCCCCTGCTTTATAAGAAGAATTTGTAGAAGTATCCCATGTATAAGAACCTCCTGTTCTCATATGTGGATAATCTTTAAAAAAAGATTCTTTATCTGGATATTTGGAATAAAATTCTTTTTTATTTTTTATTCCTGCTTCTTTCATGAATGGATGCATATTATTAAAATTTATTTATTGCTGGATGTGGATTATATGTACTACGATCAACTTTTTTTTGAGTTCTTCCTTTATATTGTCTTTTTTTAGTATTGGGTAATGCAACAGGTTGTTCATCTTGATTTAACCAATCATATTGTTGTGGTTGTTGTTGTTCACCACCTTGTTGCTTTATATCACCACCATACTTCTTAGCCCAACCTCTTTCAGTTGGTAGTTTCTTTTCATATACAGGCAAAACAAATTGATCAGTATCTTTAGGGCCTTTAAGAACTTTTTGTTTACCTATTGCATCTATAATGGCTACAGGAACTTGTGGGTTATCTAATCCTCTAAAAGTTGTTTGTTGTCCATTTCCTGGGAAGTACATTTCATTTCCCATAGTAGGATCATTTAAGCCTATGTATTTTTGAAAATGAGTTAATGGTACTGTTGGTCCACCCATTTGTTTTTTAGGTATAGAACCTCCGTATTTATTTTTATTCATAAAAAACTTATCATTTAAAAGATCAGTCATTTTTATAGGTTTTAAAAATAAATCTTCTGATTTACTTTTATTATACTGATTTACTCCTGCATCATAATCCTCTTTTTTAATAGGAATTCCATTTCTTTTATAAGTAGGTATTTGTCTAATTTTACCTGATTTTGTTTTATTTTTATTTATATAATATTCATATTGATCTCCATTTACTTTGAAAGATGGTGTTATTTTTTGTTTGTCTGCTTGAGTTAATGCTCTATCTGGTTGATTATAAGTTCTTCCAAATTCTCCATTATCAAAAGTAGGCTCATGTCTCTCTGTAATTCCTAAATCTTTTAACATTTGAGGATTGTCAAATCCTAACATTTTTTGTGCCCTTGTATATCCTTTTAGTTGAATAGGCTTCAACTGTTTATTAAAAATATCAGCATCAGAACTATTTAATATTTCATTATACTTTTGAGCATTCCAATCAGGGTGTCCTTCTAAAGCAGATATAAGATTCTCTGGTATACTCTCATCTCTTAAAGGAACTTCTACTTTATTACCCCTATATTCATCAATATAGTATTCTGGTTTAAAAGGTTTATCATTAAACCACGCATTTGCTTGTTCTGATTGTAATCTGTCTCTATCTCCTTTGATTATATTAAACCTATTTTTAATTTTATCATTAATTGTTTTTAACTGTTCTGATGCTTTTTGATTAGCTTCTAAATATTTAGCTTTATTAGGATCTTCATATGGAATATTATATTGACTACCATACTCGTCTGTAACAGTTCTATAGTTTTTAAAGTTTAATTCATGAGGATTAGTTTTTACATTATCCGAAATAATAGGGTAACCTCTTTCATCTAATTCTTGTCCTACATTATATATAGGAACTGTTTTAGGATCAATCTCTGTAACAAAAGGCATAGGAGTATTACCCTTTGTTTTCTTTATAGTAGACATTGGGAATCCTCCTGTATAAGGTATGTGTTCTGCTGTTTGTACTATGGGAGCTTCTTTTGCAGCAGCTTTCATATAGTTATATGGGTTAAACATTTCTCCAATAGTTCCTGCCGTAACTACTTTATCAGCAAAATCTGCTGCAACATTCCATTTGTTTTTAGGGTCTTGCATTTCAGAAGTTACCTGTGCTTGTTTCTGGAGTTCATCCCAATCTACCATACCATGTTGTTGGGCATATTGATCTCTTACCCATTGGGGAGTATCTTGTGCTTTTTTTATATATGTTGGTGCAGGAGCATGATAACTTTGTAACCAATCGTTATAACCTAACTCCTGAAGTTGTTTGGCTGATTGATCGTCTCTACTTGGTTGTTTAAGGTAAGGTGTGGGTAGTGTGCCTCCTGTTTGATATTTTTGTAACCATCCTCCATTTCTTTTCTCTGGTATCCATTGATTCTCCTGTCCTGGTAAAAACCCTCTTTTATAGAAACCTTCCGGTCTTTCTAAATCATATGAACCTTTTTCTGGGTTAAATTTTGTTTTAGGGGATAACCATTCAGGACCATTGGGATTAAGACTATTAATATCTACAGGGGATTGCTTTGTGTTGTAATTTATTGGTAAATCTTGAAAAGGTTGATTAGGTTGTTTATTTATATCTATACCTTTTTTGTATAAAATAGGTTGTATAGGCTTTTTATATACAACGTTTCCAGCATTATTCCCTTTATTCCTTTCTTCAAAAATAGGTAATATTTTCCTATGTGCTAAATCAGGTGAGCTTTCTGCATTATTCCAATAATAATTTTTATCTTTGTTTATTAATGCATTTCCTACTTTTTGTAATATTTGATCCTTTCTGTCACCTTCTAAAACAGAAGTACTGTCTGCTCCTAGTCTATTGTGGTTATTTCTAATTAAATTAACAAAATTATTATACCTTTCTAAATCCTCTTTACTGTCTGCTTTCCTCCAATCTTCTCTAGGATTATTATTTAAAAAAGGTATTCTTGTACCAGGCTCAATGCCTTCTAAAGATTCTTGTAATTTTGTATAATTATAAAGATTTAAACTATCATTATAACTTCTCAATCTTGGGTCATTAGGATCATGAGTTATAATAGGAGGTAATTGACCTCCTTGTTGCATCTTAGATTGTGTATTCTTAGTACTATACTTATCCAGCCATCCCATATCAATTATCTTTAAACTTGTTATCGAATGGGTTGATTGATCATCTCTGCTTGGTTGTTTTAGGTAAGGTGTGGGTAGTGTGCCTCCTAATTGTTTTTTGGGTAATTCTACTCTACGCATCCAATCAACAGGTATAACTTTATCAATACTATCTTGTCTTATTATAGGAGATTTATAAACAGAATTGCCCTTACTATCTATGTGCTCAAATTGAATTTTAGACCAATCTATTTTAGGAGAATCTATTGGAGTTGGTAAATATTGTTGTTTAGAAGGTTCTGATTTTTTAGAATTATTTTGTTTTAATTTTTTAATAGATTGTGCGGTTGTAGGTTGTTGTACAGGAAAAGGTATTGTATCTGATACAGTAGTAGTATCAGAAGGTTGTATTTGATCATCTCTTTTATCTGTTTGAGTTGTTAGGTATTGTAATGGATTAGTGGGGTGATTAGGGTTATGAAAATCGAAACCTTTTGCAAATAATTCTAATTGTGCATCTTGTAAATCTCTAGCTATTTGATCGTGTACCCATGTATGAGGATCCAAACTATAATCACTAGGTAAATGATCAGCATTTACACTATAAGTTTTTCCACTTTTTGATGTATATGTAGAATTATTTTTTATACCTCCTTGAGAAGGTTTATCTATAAAATCATCGTTAAATAATTTATGTTCAGGCAAAGTATTATCTCCTACATATTCACCTTCTTCAAATATTGGTTTTTGAAACTGTTGCTTCCATTGATGTTCTGGTTTTAATACACGTTCCCCTCGTTGAAAAGGTTCATACTGTTTTGAATCTATTTCATCAAACTGTTTTAAATCATTTTTTGCTGTGTTTATTCTATCTTTTATATTATTTAATGTCTTTTGATCCTCTGTTGAAAATTTTGCTTTTTTTATTTGTTCTATCTCTGTTTGAGATAATTTTCTTGATTTAGGAGTCCCATATAATTTATTAGGTGTACCATCGCTATTAAATGGCTGATCCCCGAAAATGCTTCCATGAGTGTATTCATTTACTACAGGATTACCATTTTCATCAAATTCTGAAAAATATGGTTTATCTCTATAAAATTGTGCTCCATATTGGTTTACATGACTAGGTGTAGCAAATTTACCTTCTAAAGGTTTAGGAAAAAAAGAGTTTTGAAATTCGTTACTAACTCCTTTTATAGCCCCTACATCCATAAGGGTATTTATAAACTTATTTGGTAAGTTCTGAGTACTGTCTCTAAAATGCTCTAATGTTGCAGTTCTTTTAGCGGCATCTAAATAGGTCATTGGGTTTAAAACATCTATAGCAGCATCATATTTATTCCTATCTGCCATTCTATTAAAATAATCAGGCAAATTACCATAATCATTATAAAATTGAATAGCAGTCATAGGATTACGTACAATATCACCAATTTTGTTTATTAAAGGTCTTTTAGGCTGAGAGGGTTGTACCTGCATATTATCCTGTTTGGTTTTCATATCCATTACATTCAACCATTGAGAATCTAAAGGAGGTAATTTAGGTGCAATATATTTAGTAGGTACTTCTTCTTTTGTACCTCCTTGTTGAAGACGACTTAACAAACCTCCTTTTTTGTATTTTCCTTTCCATCCTGTCAGATCGAAATATTCATGGTACTTCATTATCTTATACTTTCTTGATTATTAGATTTTGATAAATATAATTGTAATCTACTGCCATTAGGGTTATTTTTTTTTAAGAAGATTTTTGCAAATTCTCCTCTGAATTTTTTTCTTTGTATTTGTTCTTTATTATAATTCAAAGCATCAATATTTAAAGAAAAATCAACACCGTTATCACTTGTTATAATAGATTGTTGTTGTGCATTTGAATATTCCCCTCTGTCATTAGTAATATCCCAAAATTGTGATATTCTGTATTTACGTTCTTTAAATCCATATAGAATATCTATACTTGAAGTATTTACATTTGGATAATTAATTTCTAAATAAGGGTTTGCAGGTTTAGGATTTAAATTTAATAATCCACTACATTGCTCATTATTATAAACAATAAGATTATCAAAATTATTATCATATTCTAAAAATCTATCCCATCCATTAGCTTTATAAATCCATGTATCTAAATAGTATTCTATGTTTTTTAGAGTTGTAAAATTATTTGGTGCTGTGTTTATAATATATTCAATACTCATTTCATATTGAACACCATAATAATTTGCAAATAAATCTGTTCTTTGATTATGTGTCCAAAGTGCATTATTTTTACTTGTTATATTATGATTTCTTGCTGTAATAGAAAAATCAGGAAACCAACTATGATAACTTAACCAACAATCATTTTTACAATCATAAGAAACTGTCCAAGAGCAATCTTCAAAAAACTGAGTATCTGTAAAAGGAATTGGTTTTTTAATGCTTTGTTCTGTTCCTAAAGTATCATAAAACAAACCATTACTAAGCTGAATTGCTTTTAAATTAATTGCTTTATAATCTTTTTTAGAAACATATAAAATGTCATTAGTCTCATCATATGAGATCTGCATACCAACACCAGCAATAGGGTTATCATATAAAGGATAATTAGGAAATTGTTGTAATAAATAAGAAGGCATATATTTTGCAAACCACCATTTAAGACCTTTTGCAGAAATTTCATCTAATGTTTCGCCTTTTCTAAAGACTTTACCCGATGCTTGAGAAACCCAAAATAAACCATGTGGTGTATTTAAAGCACTATATTTAGACTTAGTATTTCCATAATTAATTCCTTTTTCTGTATTAACTACATTTTGTAAAGGTTGGTTAAATAAACCACCGTCACCAATTGTTATTTGCGTTGTAGTTGACTCACCTTGTTCAAGAACTTGAACACCTGTAAATTCTACAGGAGAGGATTCATCCATTAAAAAGATTGCACCTGTTTTAGAAACAGGTTTTATTGCTCTAACAGGAGTTGTAAAATCATAATAATTATTTGGCAAAAATTGTTTCCAATTATCAATTGTTAATTCTTCAGTTTGTGGTAAAGAGTATATAACTCGTCTAGGATAATAATTATCACAACTGTAAGCAAGAATAGGATCATAATCATATGATAAAGTTTGACCAAATGAAATATATTGAGTATAAAATTTGTTTACAGAAAGCGAATAATCATATTTATAAAAAGGATCTGATTTTATTATGTCTGATCTAAATAATCTACTTAAATCTGAAAAGCCATAAGGGTCATAAAATTTTTGTGCATCTAAATCACCATAATCTCTAAAGCCTACATTAACATCAGATTCTACATAAAAATCACGTACACCATTACAGAACAAATAAAAATTACCTGAATCAACATAAAAAGCAGAACCTAATAAATTATATCCTGTTTGTTCGTTATCTAATCTTCTATAATTAGAAGCAAAATTTATTAAATGACCCGGCACTTGATAATTATCAATCCAAAAACCAGGATAAGGTACATTTATATAATCACGATAATTATACATGTAATCTTCAACAACATCAATAAGCCAATCATTAAAAAATAACATTGGATTTTTTTCAGTATATCTGTTTATATATGTATCGCCACCAAAAAGTACTGGTGTAGAAGTTCCTGTTAAAGGACCATTAGAGATTAATAATTCTTTTACAGAATATATTTGTCCGTATTGTGAAGGCATATTTAATTTCAATCCTGTGTAATAACAAGAAGTTGAAGTATATGCCTGATTTGTACCACCATTAGGATTTTGTGATATTGTATATCTTGTTACATCTTTTGGTACACCATAATTTGCATCAGGTGCAGGTAAAGAATTACTAATAGCAAGTGCAACAAAACTATTGCGATACAAATTGTTTATTTCAAAACTGTTAAACATTTGCACCCTACTATCTACATATTGATAATCATTTACATTACTAAGAGACCAATTATTATTTCCTAAATATTGATATTCGTTATAATAAGAATGACCGTTAAATTGAGCAGCATATTGTTTTGCCGGTATAAGACCTTTAATTACTCTATATATTTGTTCTTCTACCATTGCTGTTTGCATAGGCAACATTGCAGCAGCTAATGCTATATTAGCTACTTTATAAGCAACATACGCAGCTTCACTAAGAACACCAGTAGCATCTGAAGGATAAGTTATTGGACCACCTATTAATGTTGTCCAAGGCATACTGTCTGTTCCTGTTAATTGAACATTATATGAACCTCCTGCAGCAATTCCTGTTATTGTTGAAAAATCTACTAGTAATGCAACAAGTGTAGAAAGAATACTATCAAAATTAGTTGCAACTTTAAACATAGGATGTTTATAAGGTGTTTCAAAAATACCTTGTTGCAAACCATAAATTGCCTGATATACTTTTAATTGAGGTGAACCTAAGAAAGGTTTTTCAAAAACTGTATCTGGTGAATGAAAAGAATAATGTTCAAATAATATATTTTTATTATATGGATAAGCACTTCCGCCACCTAACCAATTATTTGAAGTATTACCGTTTGTTCCACCTAAAGTTATTTGATTTATATTATATGTTAAATAAGGATCTGGTCGTAAATCATTTGCAGGATAATTTTGAAAAAGTCCAAATTGTTGTGATACACCTGCAACACCTGTACCATATATAGGATATTGGCACATGTTGTTTATTATACCTTTAGCAATAATAGATTTTTGACCTTCTCTAGAGCCTCTAAGTATTTCATAACCAACAATAGTTGTAATTACATTACCATGATTATCTACTGGAGGTTGTATATTATTAAATTGAACACCAAGTACATTTATATATGCTGAATTAGGAGTTCTTGGTGTAAAGTGAGATACTCCTGAAACAGTTTGATCTGGAAATTTATGATGTCTAATAAATTGTCCACATAAATCCCATTCAGGATGTCCTGCAACATTTGCATTATATACTAAAGGTTGATCTGAAGGATACTGTTCTGTTGATTGCCAATAACCCATTAAACCTGTAACAATCACTACACCACCATCAGGTAATGTAGAAGTAGCTGTAGATAATATAGAAGCTGTATTTTGTACAGACCAATTTAAATCGGTACTTGCATTATATGCTCTACCGGGTATATGATAAGAAGCACTTTTATCACCTGTATTATATATCCATCTTATAAAAAAACAATATTGTTCATCTGACATATAACTATAATTATTGCCAGAAAAATATTGTGTTGTTCCCGGTACTAATGCTGTACCTTGATAATATTTTTCAGGATACTGTACAAGCACCCATTCTGCATTTATTTGATTTGCAAGTGGTTGATAATTAAAATCAGGTCTTTCACTTATTCCACTACGAATAAGATAATTATTTACAGCCCAAATTGTATCTGATTTTTCAAAATGAGGTGTTTGTAAAGGCAATGTGTTTAAACTAACAACAGGTAGCGTTGTATTAATACTATCAATATGAATGGTAGATTCTGTTGTATAATATAATCCTAATTGACGTGCAACTAATTGTCCATTATTATAACTTATAATAGCAATGATCATTTCTTCAAAATGAGTAGTGTCTGCATTTTGAATATTTAAAACTAAAGCACCTGCAATATTATTATGGCTAAAAATAGCTTGAGTATTAGAAAATACTACATAATCAGTAACTTTAATTCCGTTTTGTGCATATGCCAAAGCAACCTGATAAGTACCATTTTCTAAAGTTCCTGCTGTTTGCGATTTATTTAATGTTATATTAGGAACATTTACTAAAGGAGCTAATTGTATATTATTACAATTTAATACGTCTGTATTTACACAAGTAGTACAAGTTGTTGGTGGTGTACCTGTAGTAGTACAATTTTGAATCCAAATAAGATTATTTACATTAGAAGTATTTGTATCTACATATCTGTCAGGATTTCTTTTTCCGTCAGACCAATAAACATTAAAACCACAATCATAATTTCTTCTTGCAGCACCTGTTATAGGATTTGTTGTACTAAAATTAAGGCAAGGACAATTAGAAAATTTTGTATAAATACAATTATCTGTGTCCACAATACCTATTTCTGAATTACCGCTTATAGTGGGATCTAAAGAAGAGTTATCTGTGCAAAAAACCATCCATAAAGCTCCATCTAAAGGTATGGCTCCAATTAATTGATATGGTAAATTTACACATAATTGATTAGCACTTTCCGTAGAAAGTGTTAATTGATCACCAGATTGAGTTGAATTAATAACATTTTTTGCAAAAGTCCACATTTCAGGATTTTGCAAATATGTTACTAAATCTCTATATAAACCTTTAGTGAATTTATTATTTGTTTCTGGATTAGGCAATTTTTATATTTTTTGAAATTAAAAAATTGTATATTTTTTCTGTTATATAACCTACTATATAAGCTTTTGTTTCTTCATCTTTTATAGATGAATCATTTAAAATGTGTTCTGTAACATGTAATATCTCATGTGAAATATAATAATTGGTTATATATTTATCTTTTATGATGATAAAATAATCTGCATTTTTTAAACAAAAAGTTACAGCAGCAGCATCTCCATCATAATCGTGCATTTGTTCATTACGTTTTTTAAGTAATGTTTTTATTTTCTTTTTTATATCTGACACTATATAAAAATAAATATCACTTTTTAAAAAGTCTATTTTTATTTTTGTTTGTAGATACATAAAAAATATTTAAAAAGGAAGACTATGATAGTATTGACGAAAAGCGTCTGTCTGAAATGTTCTATAATATTTTTGATATTGTGCTTCTCTATTTTTTCTAAATACTTGTTGCATTTCTTCAAAATTAGGAGTATTTACAATAGATAGTGCTTTTGCTCTTGCTTCTCTTGCTTCAAGTTTTGCTGCTTGATATTTTTGTGCAACTTCTTCACCAAGACTATAATACATTATTTTAAATACGTATTCCATCATGGCAGCAATATAATAAAAATTTATTTCAGGATGATCTAAAACAAGTAAATTTCCATCTTCATCTTCTAAAGATCCCTGATAAGAAATATATACTTTTCCATGTTTTACTGAAGTATATAGAAATCCGTTTTTTATTTGTGCTGTATGCCTTGCTGTACATTTAGAATTCATTGAATTAGGATCTAAGTATGTTTGAGGCAAAATATATAATCTTTCAAAAGAACTATATTCGTATGTATGATGATTCTTTTTAAGAATTACTTTTACATTATTTGTGCCATTTTCACATACAGAATAGCAACTTCTTTGAAACCAAGGATCTTGTTCAGGAGTACATGTATTTATAGGATTATCATATGAATCAGAAACACCACATGCATTATCATATGTTTTGTTTGGATTCAATTGATTTATATCATAAGTTAACGGTACTTCACAAGAAGTATTTCCTGATAAAAAGACGTTTTCTGTTGTTCTTCCTGCCCAAGTAATAGGTGTTGTACATCTTTCATGAGTAGTTAACATAGCACCATTAAGAACATAAAAATCTTCAGGCAACTTTGCTATAAAATTATTTATATCTATAATAGTTTCTTTGTTTTGATGGATTCTCAAACCCAAATCATAGTTTACTCTTTGAGCAACTTTAATTAATTGAGAAGGTTCAATAAGACCTTCTTCATCTAAAACCCTTAGATCAACAAGAACATCATTTAACAAATCATCAAACGTTCTAAATTTTAATTCTAAATTACCCATTTTACTTTAAGTTAGATTTGTTATCGTTATCTTGATCTGATTGAATTTGAAGTGTCATTCCCAAACTTTGAAACAAAAGCGACTCAGCTCTGGCTAAAATATAATCTGGAACATTAAATGATATTTGTTGTCTTGGTAAACATTCTTCTTCAGAGTTACATTTGTATTTAGAAATGTTACCTTCTGTAATTGCTTCTATTCTAACTGCTTTCCAAGAAATATTTGGAAAATATAAATAGTCATTCAAATACCAATAATATAATGTTTTATTATATTTAAATGAAGATGATTTAGATATTTTTAAATATCCTGCCGGTGTTATAGGTTGAAACTCTTCATATCCATCTAAAGATGTAACTGAACGAATCATCCCTCCCCAATAAGCTTCCATAAACAATTCTCCAACAGGATCTTTAGTTCTCATAAAAGTATATCCTGTTTTTAGTCCTATACAACCCGCTTCTATTCTGTCTACTTCTATTAAAGGAACAACATCTAATGATTGAAAAAGAGCATTAAAAGACATAAGTCGATTCTTACTATCAAGTTCTTTCATAGTTTGATTAATCCAAGGCTTTAATAAAGCCCAGATTTCCCTGTCAGTAAGAAAAGGATCTTGTTTTACAGCTTTTAATTTAAAGCGTGTTCTCGACAAAACGTCAGAATACGTTAATTGGCTCATAAATCAGAATTTAATTTTTGTTGTTTTATTATTTCACGAAGTTTTCTATTATGATCTCTAAACAATCGTGATATTCTGCTGTAGTGATCTGCATATAAATACATGTATGGATTTTTTGTAAATGCTTTGGAAGTTTTTTTTGTCATAGGTCTTCCTGGTTGAAAAGCCCATAATTTAGCATTTTTAAATCTGTACTTAGAAGCATAGTTAGAATAAAATATTTTACACACCCATTCATTAGACTCCCAATTTTTATAATAAACTTTTCGATTATATTTTTTAGATGTCTGCTCATCAATAGGTTCAAAATCAGCAGATTTGAATTTTCCCAACAATATATAACCTAATTGTTCTGGAAGTTCTAAACCATCTCTGGTATTGGCTATTATATCGAGACAAAGAAGGTGAAATATTTTTAAAATATTTTTAACATCTCTAAATGAAAAAAATAAATCAGGATTATCCTTCTTAAATTTTAAGAAGAAGTCCTGATTTATTGATTTAAAAGTACTATATCTAAATCTGGGTGCTTTTCGATCTGGTTCTCTATATTGGTTATTCATATACTAAAATATACGAAAAACCATTTACATTTGCAAAATAAACCTGTTGTGTTTAGATTCTTTCTTCAAATTCACAAACCTTGCCTTTTTCATGATCATATATTGTTGCAACAGCACATCTAATCGAACAAACATAGTTATTATCTTGATGCCATCTATCAGCACCTGTTAAAGAAGGAAGTTGTTTTACTCTTACACCTTTAATATCTTTTTCCATATAAAAATGCTTATCACCAGTATGTACTTCTTTGTATTTACATTTACCCCAATATTCCCAAAACTCAGTAGCTAATAGTAAAGGTAATTCATCTATCTTACAATTTCCATGATGATAACCTATTAGAGTATTTCCGTAGATTTTTATTTTTCTGTTTGCAGCAGATCTATCAAAACAAATGTCAGCGTTTTTTCTAAAATATGCTTCTAAAGCGTGACCTAAGAAAAACTCTTTCATTTTTGCATGATTTCCTTGAACACAAATAACATTTAATTTGTTGCAATGCAATTTCAAAATTTCAATAGCATGTACCAAAACATTAAATCCTACTTCATAAGATTTATCCCATAAACAAATATTATCTTGAGTATGATTACTTATACTTGTTCCATTTTGGTAATTATCTGAATTAAAAAAGTCATTACCTATAACAAAAGTTATTTCTTCCAAATAATAAGAAGCCACTGCTTTTTCTAAAAGAGAAAATAATATTTTTATATATTGATCAGCTCTTTGTTGAATTGTTATATTTTCTCCATCCATTTTATCTATATGATAGTCTGCAATAGATAATTCTAACATTGTCTTTCTTTTGGAAACATGCTTTTCAACTATATTGAAAAGTGGTTTTTCACTTGGTTTAAATGTTTTAAGAAATTCTTGAAATTCTTGAAGTACGTTTTGTTCTTTTGAAATAGCAACTACTTTTGCAGCAGTTAACCATGTATCAGGTTTTCCTGAATTCCATACAGAATATCTGGCAAGTTTCCATTTTGATTTATCTAACTGAATCAGAGATTCTATTTCTTCTGCTGTTTTTGGTTGAAAAGAACTTTCTATTTTAAATTCAGCAGTACCTTTTTCAAGATCTTCTATATAACCTGTTGCAAAACCATTTTTTTGTAATTCAAAATAATTGTCTTCAGCATCAGATTCTTCTTTTTGAAGATTTAAAACTTCTTGTTTTAAAGAAAGAAATTCTTCTAAACTCATGTTTAATTTTTGTGCAGTTTCAATGTTACTTTTTTTCCATGAAATTGCTTTTGCAACCGTTTCTAATTTAGTCATTAGTTTTTAGTTTTAAAAATTTTTACAAAACTACATTGATTTTTTATTATAGCAAAATAAATTTTAAAAATTTATTAAAAAATAAAGGGAGCCTAAGAATAAGCCCCCTTATAGTTGTACTTAAACCAATAAACGATACAACATTAATATTTTAAACAATTTCAACAACATTACCATTTCTCCATAAAGATCCTGAAACAAGACCTACAGAAGAAGTAGGTAAGTTGTATATTGTGGGCAAACCATTTATTATGTTATAACTACCTACAGTTCCACTTTGATCACTATAACCTATAGCAAAACTTGAATTTTGAATACTACATCCAGAATATAAAACACAATTTTGCATGTTCAAATAATTAAACACATTGCTTGATCCTGTATATCTTATTACAGTATTGTTGCTAAAACAATTTTGATTTAAATATACATTTTTTAAAACAAAATCATAAGGTATTGGTTGTCCAAAATGCAATGAATCTGTTGTTATTACATTTGAATTGGGTATAGCAATATTTAAAAAACAAAGAGGTTGTGTTATTGTAGAACCAAAACTAATACTATGAACATTTTCTATTATAAAAGTATTTAATTTTCCTGAAACAACGATTACATCGTTATTATAAGCAGAAGCATAAAAACCATTTCTTATGATAACAAAAGAACTTCCAGGATTAACTGTTTCAGTAACATTATGATTAAATACATGACCCGATGTATTACCATTATATTTACCGGCAATTAAATCTACACCATAATAAATATAACCTCCATTAAGATCTATTGAAAAAGAACTTCCTGAATAGTATACACAATCGTTTTGTGAAGAAGAAATTACAGAATTGTTTCCAGATAATTTTATGTGTGTTGAAGGTCTTGCATAACCACTACCTGAAGAATTAACAGTATGATTTATTAAAGGAGTACTATTATTATTAGTATTACCATAAATTTGATATGCTTCTATATACATTGATTTGTTGTAAGAAGCAGAAGAATAACCTCCGTTATTTCTTAAAAATCCTCCTGTAGAAGTTTGAAAATTTAAATAACCTGTTACTATAAATCCTGCAGCACCATCTGATACACTAGAAGAATCTATAAAATAGCCTGATCCTGTAAAAGTTACATTTGCTCCATTATAAAATGTCCAATAAGTAGTAGGAATGTAAATGTTGGCTGCTGTACTATATGACCCTGCCATTACATAAATTCCTGCATTAGCGTGTTGCGGTGAAGAAGTTGTTCCTGATCCAAGAACAGCATTGTATGCCAAATCAATTGTTTTAAAAGGATTTGCTACAGAACCATCTCCATTGTTAGAATTATTGGAATCAACATAAAATAAATATAGAGGATTATATGTAGCCCCCGAACAAGATCCGCATTGACATATTTTAGCATCCATTGTGCTAAGAATGGTTTGTAAATCGGTATTTGCAGGTAGCTTTGTGCAACTTAAATATGCTGTTGAAAAAACACAAGGTGTTTGAATCGCATCTTCACATATTGTACCTTGACAAGGAATTGTTGCTGGATTTACACAATAATTTGGAGGACAACTGCAATTTGCATTTGCACAACCATTATTATAGTTATAATTATTATTTTGACAATTACACATATTTATTATTTTTAGCTAGATGTTGTTGTAAAAGGAACTGAAGCACATATATAAGGTGCAATACCTGTTACTGTTGTTGTAACAACAATATTATAAGAAGTAGATCCTGTCAAATTAGTAAATGTTCCTGTGACAGGTAATGAAGGATTGGTATATGTTGCTGTTGCTATACTTGTTCCACCACTTGCTGCATATAAATTAAGTACATAAGTTACATTAGAAGTTATGTAAGGTGTCAAAGTATACGATACTGACGTATGTGCCGGTGTAGTATTTAATGCAGGACAATATCCAATATTATTTGTTACAGTAGATAATGTTGTTTTATTACAAGTAAGACCTAGTGTAGAGTTTGTTAAAACAGAAATTACTTTTATTGTGTAATTAGATGTTGGTAACAAAGCTGTTCCGGAAATAGGAACATTTAATGGTGAAGTACTATTTGATAAAGTAACCAAATTAATACTTGTAGTATATGAATTTCCTGCAGAATCTGTTACAACAACAGAAGAACCTGTGTCAGAAAATCCTGAAGGAATAAAAGTGTATCCGTCAAAAAACAAATTAATACCTGAAGTATAACTTATTACTTGAGCAGCAAAATTTATAATTACTTGTGAACAAGTAGGTGTTACAGCATTTAAAGCATTTGTTATTCCTGATCTTGCGTCACACAATGTTAACCAAAGATTAGTTAAAGTGTCTGCTACAGTAGCGGGAGAATTTACCCATCCAGGAATTGCACTCATTGAAGATCTTGGATTAGCAAAAGAACTTGAACTATTTAAATTAGCACATTCTTTAGTAATAGCTGTAGCTAATGCTGATTGAGAACCTGTTACTCCGACATATGCACACCATACTGATACCATTTCTGCTAAAACAACATCTATTGTTTGTGTTGTTCCACTATTACCTAAACATAAAGGATTAATTTTAGGAGTAGTATATGGAGCAGTAATACCTGATGTTATATTAAAAAGAGTATTTATATTAGTAGTGTTTGTGGCAACTTCGCTACTCAATGTTGTATAGTTAGTAAGTATAGTATTTACTTGTTGCCCAACTAATACTAAATAACTGTATGGATATAAAGTTTCAACAGGATTTCCATTACTATCATCATAAATTAAATTAGATGGTAATGTTATTAAATTATTAGGAACCCATATAGGTATAATAGGCTGTGCCATAATTATTATTTATTTAATTTGTTTCTAAAGAAGTACCTGCAACTAATTGATTTACAGTATTTTGTAATGCTGTGATATTTTGATTTGCCGTGCAAATAGCATTTACAATTATTTGTAAAACATCATTTAAATTTGTAGGATTTTGACAAGAAGGACATGGTGTATAAATACAAGAAAGATTCAAAGTACTTAAATTCAATAATCCTTGAATATAACACGTTTCTTGTCCTATTTTTAATAAAACATCACTTACTGTATCTCCATTGCATATATTAATGCATGGTATGGAATTACCATTATAAGTAACACAATTTGATCCTTCAACAGATCCACAACGAGTTGATTTATTAGGAATTATCGGTTCCATCTGTAGTTTGTTTTTGCCAATGAAAAAATTGACAAATAAAATAAATTCCACCATTTGCAGAACCTATAATATTTGCTATTAATAATCTTAAATGTTCTGATATGTATTCAGAAAGATTTGGTGATACAACCATCAACCATATTCCACTTATTGCCATAATTATACGATAAATAAGTTTAATTGATGATGGTGTTTCGGCATTAAATGCTTCTTTTGAAAAGTCTAATTTAATATTAGCCATGTTTGTAAGTTTCTATTGAAGTTACTCTTTTATCTATATGTTTGACAAATTCTTCAAGATCGTTTACTTTATCTAATACATTAAGTAATTTTTCATCATTTTTACCCATATGTATTAAAAGATCCCGAATATCTTTGTTCATTTCTTTTATTTCTTTGTTTGTGTTATCTTGGCTTTTTTTAATTCCGTTTAAAATAAAAATAGCCCATGTTCCAAGAAATGATAGTGTTATTCCAATTATAGCAATAATGCTTTCAGAACTTAAATTTGTCATTTTAATATTGTTTGTATTTTATAAATTTGTTGTGTTTATTATTATAAAATAAAAGCTTTAGCTGATTGCATTGCAGAAGAACTTAAATTATTCCAATTCAAAGTATTAGAAAGTGTAGGATTTCCAAAATCCCATATAGTTTGTCCTACTGATGAATTTATATCTGTTGCATTAACATAGCAAACTAATTGTGTAGCACCTTGAGAAAGAACAAGATTTGCTTGTGTTCCTGGGGTTGATGCATTTAATGTTATACTTTTTAAATTTGTACCATTTAAGGTTAAATTTGTATTAACTGTATAAGTAACACTCGATTGTAAGGTTACTGTCATCATGCCTGATGGTACTATTGTTGGAATGTAAGTAAATGTACCTACATTAAATCCTGCCGTTCCAGAAAAAGTTACTGACCAATTACCACCTGATGTAGGAACTACTGTTGTTAATGTTGTTGCAGTTAATGTGCTATTTATTGTGACACCTATAGTTCCACCAGAAGCTAAATATACAGCATTCCATGAAATACCTGATGTATTTAAAACTACTGGGTATGTTGGTGTTGTTGTCAAAGATAAAGTTGAACCTGTTGTAACAACAGTACCAGCAGTATAAGTAATATATTGAGTTATTGAATTGTATGTACTATTAAATATGAATGTTTGACCACTTTGAAATGTAACTGTTCCAGTTGTATTTATAGTAAATGAAGCAGCACCAAACCCTCCAGAATTTGAAGTTCCCATAGAAATAGTACCTGTACCACAATAAACCCATGCTGTAGTTCCTATTATACAAGGATTACCAAGATTTGTACCCAAAGCAATATTACCATTCAAATACATGGTGTAGCCATTTAAAGTAGTAGTAACACTTGCAGCAAATGTGCAGTTTGTTACTGCACAAAGATTACTTGATAAAGTTATTGTACCACCACCAAATGTTACAGTTCCTGGATTGCAACCAGATGTATTTGTTGTTGAGTTTGAATTAGAAGAGTTTAAATTAAGAGTGCATGTACCAGATATGTTTAAAGTATTTGTAAATACAACTGTTCCAGAAACATAAGTGAAAGTGCAAGAAGACAAATTAATCCCAAAAGAAGAACATGTAAAAGTGCCAGAACCTGCTGCTATTTGAACAGTCATAGAAGTAAACTTATTAGTAAAACTACTTACTGATGACCCAGAACCATAAATATATGTTGATGATCCTGTTATTACAACTTGTGATAATCCTTGTGATGTTAATGTACCACCATTTACTGTTATAGATGTTGCACTTAAAAATAAAGTTCCTGATACTGTTAAACTATCGGAAATTGTAATCGTAATACCTGTTGTATTGCAATAAATTTGGTTTGTCCAAACTTTTCCATTTGATGTTATCGTTGAGTTTGTGTTGATAGCAAGATAACCACTACCTGAACTTGTCATACTTGTCCCTAATGTGATATTACCTGAAACAGTTAAGTTGTTAGTAAAAGTTATGTTGTGTGTATAGTTTGTAAAATCAACATTGTTACATACGGATGCTACGTTAACTGTACATGCTGGACTAGATGATGTAAACGTAGCGGTATTACCATCTGTTGCAGTAGGGACTACTCCTAAAGACCAATTAGTAGACACATTCCAGTTAGAATTGGTTGTTCCTGTAAAATTGTTGGCAGCCATTTAATTAAATTGTTCCTGTTTGCCCTATAAATGTAGTTGTATTTAAAAGATTAGTTAAAGCAGCAACAGTATTAAGTTCATTTTGAATAGATTGTCCTCTTGCAATAACAGCGTTTATTACATCATTTTGAGTTTGTGGACTAAAAATAGCAACCACTACACCACTTTGTAAAGTACCATCATTTAATGTATAGTCTACTGTTACATTTAAACTATTTGAACTAACTTGTTGTTGTCCTGTGATTGTATATGTCATATATTATGATTTAGTTCCTGTAATTTCTACTGTTACATTTTGTACGGTTGTAGCAGATGTAACATAAAATAAAATAATAGTTCCTGATGATATGGCTGTTGTAGTCCATCCTGAAACAGAAGCATTAGCTGACGAAGCTGATGATAATGTTGGAGCATTACCTGATCCAACTAAAGATGTTCCTGAACTATTTCTAACGTCTACTACTATAGATCCTGATAATAAACCCGATGATCCTATAGACACAATATTCCACCCTGTAATTGTCATTGCATATGGAACAGTTATTGCAACAGCATATCCTGTATTTATAACACCTCCTGATCCTAATAATGATGCACCAAAACCACCAATGGCATTAGATGTATTCATGTAAGCAATATCCCAAGCAGATGATGTATTACCAGAAGTGGATAAACAAGTAGCAACAACTTGTGAATTATATGCAATAGATTGTAAAGCAACTCCTGTATAGGATTGTAAATAAATAGTTGTACCAGATGTACAATTACTCATTACTAAAAATGATTGCCCTACTGTTAGAGTAGAAGTATCTGGTAATTGTACAATTTGATTTGTACTACCAGAAAATACTGTAAAATATGGAGAAGCAGATGTTAATAGTGTTGTACCTGAAGTTACTGCTATTTGTTGTATACCTGATATAAAGTTGTTGGCAAAATGATTTTTGTTAGTGTCCCAGGTAGTTAATGTATTGGCTGCAGGAGTGTAAGAATACCCTAATGCCTGATAAGGAGATGCCGTACTTCCTGATGTATTAGCAAGCACACTATTGGCTGATATAGGAGTAAGCCCTATAGTACCTGTAGAAGTTATTGGGCCTCCTGTAATACCATTATTAGTGGCAATATTAGTAACACCTACATTAAGTGTAGCCCATTGAGGAGTAACACCATTTGATATAAGAGTTTGCCCTGATGTGCCTATAGCAAGATTAGTGAATAAACCTCCGCTATTATAGTATATATCTCCATTAGCATCTCCACCTAAAGCAAGTCCTATTTTAGGACCAAAATAAGCTCCTGTTGCCCACGTACCTGTATTAATAGTACCAACAGTATTTATAGAGGTTTGTCCTACATAACCAGAATCTATTGAAATAACTTTAGTGGTTCCTGAAGTTGTTACATCTATCTGTAAGGTTGTTCCTGATATAGAGGATATATAATCTGTTCCAGGAGTTGCTGCAACTAATTGACCAGAACCATTTGCTTTTATAAGAGAAGATAAAACAGAATTTTGAGCTAAATATCCATTTACTGTTAATCCTGCTGTTCCCCAGGTAGAAGAAGACGTTCCTGAAATAAAACTATCCCATTGACCGGCAGAAAAAGAGGCTGATTGTAAAATTACAGTAGCATATCCTCCAGAAGGAATTGTAATTAATATCCCTCCTCCATATTGTTGTATTACAAGATTTCCTGTAGCGTTATTATTAAAAATATATGTCGCTCCTACAAGAATAGTAGTTGCATTAGGAAGTACTATAGTAGTGGTTGTAGGAGCACCACTTTGTGCAACCCATATTTGACCACTATAAGAATTTAAATTTGTTGTTGATCCTCCGGCAACTCCTGTAATAGTGGGTGCAAATAAATTAGCAGACATTATTCCAGAAAATGAACCACCAGTACCGTATAATTCTCCTGTAAGTGTTCCTCCTGATAAAGGTAAATAGTTACCTAAAGCTGAAGAATAATTTGGGATATTTAAAACATTACTTATTAAAGTTGAAGGTCCTGTTGTACCAGATGTAGTAAGTGTCAAAGTACTTCCACTTCCAAAAACATCTGAAAGACCTATTAAATATTGTATAGGTACTTGCATCCATTTACCTAAAGAAGTATATATTACAGACGCACCTTGATTAAAATTAGTTAATCCACTACCGAGATCTTGTGATCCTGAAACAGATATTCTATAAACAGAATTTAAAGTACCTGTAGAATTTGAAAGATGTGGTATATTTAAATTTGCATTCCAATCTCCTAAAAAATTATAAGGACTTGTTCCTAAATATAAACTAACAAGATCTAAAGTATAGAGTATTGGTTCTGCTTGCCAAGTACCACCTGAAGTATATATTATACTTTGATTTTGTAAATAACTAGTTAAACCAGAACCTAAATCTCTTGAATAAGAGTTTATAATATTATAAGTATCTCCTACCGTCCCTACACCATTTATAAGGACAGGATTATTTGCAATAGGGTCCCAATTTCCTTTATAGTTTAAAGACATTATTATAAATAAATATAAGAAAGATTTGTGCTTCCTGAAACAGAAGTTGTATTATTGTAATTAACTGTTATTCCACTTGAACTTGGTATAGAAGCCGTTACCTCAATACCATACTTTTGAGATTGCACAATACTTATCATTGGTTGATAAGACAAAGGTATTGTTGTTACACCTGTAGTACCTGATGCATATACTAAAGAATATAATCCTATATTTGGTACAAATTGTGCAATGCCATTTAAAGCTGTATTTAAAGATGCTCCTGTAATACTATTTGTTCCATTAGTATTAACATACGCATTTAAATAAGCAACAACAGCAGATAAGTTAGAAAAAGTCATAAGTTATTTAAAAAAATCGTTATTAAAATCATTGTTAAAATCTCCCGATAAAGTATATGTGCAAATAGTAGGTTGTAAACAAACATGCAATTGTATAAAAGGATATGTAGGAATACTATTTGTACCAGATTGTATTTTTATACAATTTTTTGGTTGATATGATAAAGTACATTCGTTACAACAGTCACTTTCTTGTTGATATTCCAATAATTTTTTTTGAAACCAAACTATTTCTGGATCTTTTATATTACAGTTAAGTTCAATACCCCATATTGATTTATAGGCTATTTTTTTAAATGTATTACAAAAACTACTTATAATTTCATCTTTATGTTGTAAAAAATTTACCACTATTGTTTGTTTTGCTGTTGAATCATTTTTTCTTGTTGAATTTTTGCTTCATATTCTTGAAGACAAGTATTACAACAACGTTGACCATTTGATGCAACCCTTTCTTGACATCCACAAGAAAGAGGTCTTTGACAATTGTTACATTTTTTCATATTATTGGTTTTAAATTTAATCTTATACTTGTGCTACTAAAAGGTAAATATCTACAGAACCTTGTGTTGCAGCATTTAAATTTGCAGAAGTAGAAGTTGCTGTAGCATATATTGTTGTTGCAACACTCATACTTTCAATACCTGTGTTTGTAGCAGGTGTTAAAGTAGCTCCTGTAAAAACGGTTTGTGCTGAAAGATACTTACTATAATTTCCAACAGTACCTATAGAAATAGTATAATTACTAATACTACCTCCTGAAAAAGTTGTTGTTGGATTTAACAAACAACCCATTATTACAGATCCTGCCGGTAAAGTATATCCTGTACTAACATTATTTGTTAAAGAAGCAGCAGAAAAATTACTATACTTTAAAGTAGCTATTTTTTGCCATTGTGGAACTGTAGGTAAATGAGACATATTTATATTTTATAATATCCAATAATTAGAGCCATCACTTTGAAAACTATAAGCAGCATAAGTAGTATTTGTTGTTATTGAGCTACTACCATCTATATTTCCACTTACAGTATTTATTATTAAATTATTTGTTCCTGCAATAAGTTTTATATCAAACATCAAACCTGTTGCAGAAGAAGCTGAAGGTAATGTTATTGTTACAGCACCAGAAGTAGTGTTTACAAGAATAGTTCCATCTGAAAGTTGTACATTATAATTACTTGTTTTTGTACTTATATTGTATTCAATAGCTCCTTGAAAATATTGTGTTCCAGTCCAAACATTATTATTTGAAGTTAAAAGATTTAAATTACCACGTAATTGATTTATGTTAAACACACACCAATTTACTTGATTTCCTAAATCAAGATACCCTACTGCACCTGCTGGTAAAAAATTATTAGGCATTATTTATAATTTAACAAAAGTGACAACCTTGACTTAATTCTTCAACTTTTTTTTGAGCGTATCTATATATTTCAACTCCTTCTTCATATTGATGTTTGTCTTCAACAAGATGTTTTGCTGTTTCAATATGATTTTCAAGTAATTGCAATTGTCTTAAAACAGTCAATGTTTCATTAGTAGGATCACACGGTTTATTGTTTACCCAACAAAGGACTTTATACCATGCGTTTTTAAGTTGTGTAATACGCAATTGTTTGTATTCAACAAATACTTGACTATTTGGACTAACAGAATATCTATAGTTATAGATACCATCAGGCAATGTCGGACATGTAAAATTACAGTTACCTACAAATCCTAAATCACATGCATTTAAAAATAATCTAAATCCAGAAGATAGATTTGTAAATACTGTAGCAGTACTAAACCCAGGAGGTGTTATTTCCAAAGTATTGCAACTTACAGGAATAAAAGTACTATAGATAGAACTATCTTCTACCTTTAATATTCCTTCATTAGTTGAATAAGGAAATTCTAAAAATAATTTATGTCGCTCCACAATAAAATATATGAAATTTTTTCAACAAAACCAAATTAAGAAAAAAAGCCCCAAATCCTTTTGGAATTCAGGGCTCTTTTAAGAAAAATTATAAATTAGAAACTTTCTAAGATTACAGTGTTACCTGCAGAAGAAAGTGAGTTTGCAATAATATTGGTAAAGTTTGTAGTTGATGTTCCTGTTGGTACATAAAATACTGCTTCCCATACACGAGCATTATCAGCAGGTTTAGGATTGAAGTCATCAGTGTTTAGATAACGAATGTGGATTTCATCATATGCTCCAGAAAGATTCACATTTGCAAGAACCACATCGTCTTCTATTTGACGCATCCTGAACATGTCAATTTCATAACCATCAGGGAAGTTTTCCATCAAATACCTACGATATAAAACCCAATCCCTTGCTACAAATTGTCCCAAACCAGATGCTTGTTGAACTGTTTGAGTTGTAACAACCATGTTTGGTACTGATGTATTAATAGTAGTTGTTACTTGACAAGGATCTGATTGTAAACCATCATCCATACGAAGAGATGCATAAATCAAAAGAGCATCTACATAGTAGTAATCTGAAGGAGTGAAAGTACAAGTATTAAATACTGTATCAACATAAGCTGTTTGCAATTGTAAACCAACAGTGATTGTTGGAATAGTTGTTGCATTTGTACTTGGTACATATGCACCTACTGTTGCAGCACCACTACCAGCAGCTACTGAACCATAAGTTGCACCACCTGCAACACCAGGAGCACTAATAGAAACATCATATGCTGAGAATACTTGTGCAACGTTTCCTGTATTATAAGTATAAGTTCCAGAACCTGTAGTACCTGTAGTAGATCCATTGATAAATACAGCAGGATAGAACATTGTTGACAAGATAGGATCTTGTTTGATATAATCAGACCATTGCAACATTACTGTTACAGGATCTACCAATTGACCTGTACAACCTGATTGACAGTTACCACCGCAACAGCCAGTCCAAGCTTCAGCATCACGATAAACTTCATGACCAAAAACCCTCAATGCTGCTTCACCCTTTGCTTCAAGCAACAACCTATAATAAGTACCACACTGGAAAGTAGGTCCTACTAAAGCTGTAGATCCGCTAGTTGTTTGATTCCAACCAACAGAAATTACCATCGGTGCAGCAGATACTGCTGATTTTTTCCAAAAACGTTTGATACCACTAATCGGAATACGATGTGTTTTATCAGACATTTTCATACCACCTATACCAGGGGCAATAGCATCTTTAGTATGATACGATCCTTCGACAATTATAATATCACTTGTAGTGCTTTGACCAACACCTACAGAAGAACCTATAATACTATTACGAACAGTAAATACACCAAGTTGACCTGGGGTTGTAATTGAAGTAGTACTAGTAAGACCTGAAGAAGCCATTAAAATAGTACCACCTGAAGTTGCAGGAAGAAATACTTCCCGAAAAGCACGAGTTCCGTAAGACATGTTTATTTAATTTTTAATTTAAGTATTTGTATTTTCGTTTTGTGTTAAACGCTGTTGTGTATTTTGCATTTCTAGATCTCCAGAAATGATAGAGGCAGCTTCCTCTACAAGAAGTTCAATAACAGAATCTCTAAATTCACATTCAACGTCTGTTAAAGATATTAAACCTGTTTCAGTATCAGTACAACCTTGAAATTGCACACTTATAGGTTTTCTATAGTAAATTACTTCAGGATCAACTATTTCAAACTGATTGTTTGTATAAATCCTAACCTTGTTTCCAAAAAAAGTGACTATTGTTTCAGCCCATTCAAAATTTGGATTTTTGTTAGGATCTTTTAAAATTATATCTATATCTGATTCTTCAGCTATATAAGTAACTAATTTTCTTGGGGGACAGCAATCATTTTTTGCAAATGCTGAAATTCGTGCAAAAACAATATAATCATTTGGAAAATCACAAGATTCATAATATAAACCTTTATTGGTATAAGTGTCTTTCCAAGTAACAAGTAAATTTTGTAAATCAGCTATTACTTGTGAATCAGATTCTCGACCAGCCCTTTTTTGATTTATTCCATTTATTTGTCTTCTAACAAATTGTCTTTGAGCTTTATTAAAAGCTTCTTGAATTTGCCAACACTGAATGTTATCGTAGTCTTCACTATCAAGTTTATTCAGTCTTTGTTTGACTTTGAGTTGAAGTAAAGTATTATTCACAATCAGTTATATTAGTTATTCATTTCTTGATCAACTTTCTTTTGCAGTCTTTTTAAAATATCTGCATTAAGAGGATTTTTAAGATAAGAAGCAACCTCTTCATTTGTACGTCCTACAGGAATAGAATCTTCCATAAAATAAATAGTTCCTGTACGAGTGGCTTTATCTTCCATTTTATAATCTAAGAAGCGGTATTTAGTTGCGCATTTGATAATTGCATTAATACTCAAATCTTCCATTGGCATATTACAAAGATCTAAAAACCTTTGAGCAGCCATTCTTTTATTTTTTTCCCAAAGTTCGCCATCAATACCTCTATCCATATTAAGATATACAATATCTGCTGGTGTAGACCTTTTGTATTGTGTTGGATCAGGATCAAAATTGCGTGCTACAATAAACAACTTTTCAAGATTTTCATCACGCAAAGCATCCAATTTAGATTTTGCTTTATTTACTATTTTACGATATTCTGTATTAATAGCAGCAGTATTTTCTAATTTATCTAAATAAAACTTGGGAGGATTCATATAAGGCCAGTTATAAGCATCTTCTAAAGATGAAGCCACAAGAGCCCTATAACCACCTGCACGAATCGCACGTTCAATTAGAATATCCATTGGATTGTTCATATCTAAAAACATTCCTGATTTAGATAATTGCAATGTAAAACCTTGAGGATATTCTTTATCATTACCCCAAAAAGCTATGTTAGTAGGAGCTAGTTCTTTGCATTGTTCCCAAAAACTTTTGTTCTTAAAAGAAGGGTCTATTTCATCACCTCCAAAAAGCAGATAATGTACATGTGCAACAGTCTCACGAATATCTTTCCTTGCTGCTTCCCTTTCTTTTTCAGAAAGTTTTAAAATTTCCGGTGCTGTTTCATCTAATCCATTTACTGCTTTAAATGTAGCAGGTGTTGTTAATGTTCCAGGAGTAACTTCTTTAATAAAAAGTGTATCTTTTTGTACGGCTTCATCAAAAATAGAAATACCATAATTTTCAAGTCCTGAATTACTAATGTTTGGATTTACAAAACATTTAATTGCTACGTTAGAACGTACTTTTTCTTTTAACATATTTTATTGGTTTTAAGTAGATATTTAAGAAAATGTGATGTTATATTTTATTCACATCATTTTTTATTTCTTTTGCAACAGATTCTACATTAGAGACATCTGATTTAATAGTACTAATAGTAGAATTGTATGTGTTAGATATTTTTGATTCTGTATTTTCAACATCTTCAATATACTCACCGGCAACTGCTTTTGCATGAACATTGCCAAGAATTATGAGTATAATAATAGAAGCTATTAAAATAAAACCTACAATGTATGCTATCATAATGTGATTTTTTTTAATTGTGATTGATTTAGTACACTAATAAGATACGATTTATTTCTGAAAATACCTAATTAGAAAACTATTTATTAAAATATTGTTAATAATCCGATGAATATTTTTGGATTATAAGCTGAACCCGGTGATTGGATTTTTCATAACTATTTTCAACACTTTCGTTGGATCTTTAACCCAAATTGCTTTGTGTGGTTGACGCATAAATACTTTATAACCAAAGTCACCACCGTTTGATTGGAAACCAGTAGTACGTCCCATATAGTCCATATTACCGTTTTCATACCACCAACGCAAGTTGCTATCCCAAGCTTTTTCAAGCAAGAAAATGTTATCGTTAGTATTATCTGTAATATCGAAAATCAAGAATGAATAAGAAGAAAGATTAAAACCATTGATCTTTGGATTTTCAATATCGTTATTGTTTACATTATCAAATGCAGGGTTCAAAACAAAATTTACATTTGCCAAGAAAGGAATAACGAAACCTGTAAATGCATAACCAAAGTTAAGATTCATTGCTTCGATACGACCACCACCAGCAGCATTGCTTGTTACAGCACCAAGCTCGTGAGCATTCAATACAAGACCTGAGTTAACTGTTGATTTTTGAATTGCTTCGTTAATCAACTTCATACCACCCATACCTGTTTGTACTATGATCTTACGTTGTGGATCTGGACCTTTAAATTCAATTTTACCATTGTAAAAATTGAACAATTCGGCTTTAAACATATCAAGAGTAAAGTTACCAAAATTGTAAATTCTCTTATAGTTATTATCAAGTTGTTTCCACAAACCTGTAGAAAGACGAACTGAATCAGCACCATCACGTTGAGAAAGGATACCACCTTTACCCCACATCAATTGATATTCAATATCATGAGATATTTGTGCAAGACATTTAGCTTCGATTGAAGTTACAAATGTACGAGACAAACGGCCTTCTTCCATTTGTTTTTTAGCCCAACCTGTACCATTACGTTTAATGGCTTCTTGAATATTTGGAATTGAAGGATCAGCACCCCAATCAAGCCATTTCCATATTTCTGTAACCAGTGATTCACCTTTAGCATTCATACCACCTTTCATCATCAAATCTAACTTACCGTCAATTTGAAAAGAAGCATGAGCATCTGATTGACCTACATAGTTATAAAATTCACGATAACCACCACGCAATTCACCAAGATCATTGTATTGTGTACCATATTCACCAATAGTAGAACCTGCTGAGAATATCTTAGTACCAGGTGTAACATATTGATTATTCAAATAATATGTACCATTGGTTGTGGTAGGACCTGTACCAAGTGTAGAACCTGCGTTGTTTACAAGTTTTACTGTGTACAACCAACCTTCACCTTGTTGAATAATAGGTTCTGAAGTAACGTACATTTCAAGACCGTTGTACTTATCATAAGTGATAAGAGAACCATGACCAAATGCACGTTTGTTTAACAAAATTTGAAATGCCTGACCATCAGCACCTTTAGTAGTATTTGAAGGCTGAACATCATACAAAATGTATGGAAGTTCTTGTACAATAGGTAATTGCCATTTGTAACGACCTTGATAGTCTTCTACTTTCTTTACATTTTTGCCTCCAAAACTAGACATTTGATAAATAGGCATTTCTACCTTTTGTGTCATAGCCCAAAGATCTACAGGACCCATATCATCTGGTCCGGCATCTTTCATAAAATTACGAAGGTGAAAAGAATCAATGTTTGATCCATCTAAACGATATTGGGTGTCACGTAAAAACACGCCATTATTCAAGCTCGGTGTTGCCATATTTTATTTTTTATTTACTTATTTGTTTATTTAATTATTATCTTGAGAAAGGGTTTACAGGACGTGTTATTTTTGTGGCTCGTGATGCATTTCCTCCATCATCAAATGATACAGATGATGACCTGTCACCTTGAGTTGTTTTCAACTTGCGTGCTGTTTCTTCTGCTTTAGCATTTGCACCTTTTTTAATTAAAGCTGCCTCATAACTTTCTTCATCTTGAAGAAGCCATAATACTTTAGCAATTTTTTGATAATTAGGTTCTTGATATTGATATTTTTCTAACAAATGACCTAACATATTGGTGTTTCCACCAGAAATAGATTTGTAATTTGCATTTACAAGTCCATTATAAAGATTAGATTGTGTCTTAGAATCTATTTTAATTCCTCCAATTTCTGAAGGTTTTAAAGCTTCGTATACATTTTGAACATATTGTTCAGCAGCTTTTCTGCGTTGTTCTGCAAATTGTTTTTGTTCTTCAATTTGAGATTGAACATATTGTTCTTTTATTTTGTCCAATTTAGGTTTAAATTGAACAGCTTTTTTATCTATTAAATTAAGATCTTCCCACTCTTCGACTTGATTCCGCACTTCTTCTTCAGTCCAATCAGCATAAGCATTTCTTAAATATTCAGAAACAATTTCTTTTTGATCTGATTCTTTAGAAGGATCTAGATCTTTTATTTCTTGTACTTCGCCAAGTGCTTTGTATAAACCTTTTAAATCAGTACCACCGTTTGCAATATATTCGTAAGCAAGTTTAAAATCTTCAGGAAGCATATTATAGAATTGAGTCGGAACTTCTTTCTTAATATTATCTTCTTTTAGTTTTAAATTTTCGTCTATTAATACATTAAGATCTTTGTTACTTAATTTTGAAAGATATTCATCAATTGGTAACTTTTCATCATAATCATCAAAAGTTACAAAATCTTTAGATTCTATTTTATCTTTGATGTATTCAACAAGAGCCGACTTATCAGTTTTAGGTTTTCCTGTTGTGACTGGACGATCATCTACTGGTGCAGATCCATTATGTTCTGTTACAATAGAATTTAAAAGATCATCTTGTTGAGATTTTGCAGAATTACTAGTGTCTGGAGTTTTTACATCTTCAGGATTTTTTGCATCAGGAGTTTTTGTTGTGTCTTCTGTAGCATCAGGATCAAAATTAAAATCATCTGTTTGTCGTTTAAAAACAGATGATTGTGGTGGTGTTACCACATTTCCTCCACCAATTATCGGAAATCCATCAACATCAACTTCGATTTCTTGAAGATTTGTTTTATTTTCAGCCATAAAATATTGGTTTGTTACTAGTTTTTGGTAGGAATCAGTTATACTTACTGACAATTATAATATACTAAAAAAACTTGTCAAATGTATTTTTTAAATAAAAAATTATAATTTCTTTTACAGATATAACTAATACTTGATCTTTTTATTTATTTTTTGATTGTTTACTTGCTGCTGTACGTTTAATATGAAGTTCTTCTCTTGTACGCATGTTTTCAGCATCAATCTTTTTTTGTTGTAATTCACGATCTTTTTGACGATCTTGTATTTCGTTGTAATGCTTTTCACGATCAAAATTCATTTGATCTGTCCATTGTTGTTGTTGTTGTAAATTCTTTTGTGCGTCTTGATAAGCACTTTCACTTACATCAGGAGACATTGTTGTTGCAGCACGACCAGAAGATACTATTTCGGCAATTAATATTTTAGCTTGTCGTTCCTTTTCATTTTGAATATCTTGATGATCCCACTCCATTTGTTTTAATTTTTCTTCTTGAGCAAGTTCTTCTTGATGTTGTTGTTGTTGCTGTTGCAATTCTTGTTCTTTTTCTTTTTGTAATCTTGCTTCAATTTCACTGATTTTATCATTTAATTCTGCAAGATCTTCTACTTGACGAATTTTTGTAATATCAGGAAGAGTTGCTCCCATAGTATTATTTACTAAAAGAACTTGTTGTATATCTTTTAAGATTTGACGAGCATTAACATTTACCATAGGAAATATGTTAAGATCTCGTAATAAAAGTTTTGTGCCGTCTATATTAAATTGAATTTTTTGATTACTTGTTGTAGTATATTGTAAAGATACGCTTGGGTTTTTAGATTGATAATATTGAGCCAGTTCTGTTCTCATTTGATGCACTCTAGGCATTAAATAATCACAATGTTCAATAAATTGCATTTCTGTTTGATCATAACTCCTTCTAATAGATTCTTCATATTCTTTAGCAGAAGTTTCTTGACCTATAGGTTGTCCCATTCTATTTGCATTAAATCCTATAGAAGCTAAACCTTGCTGTTGAAAAAATGAAAATAGTTGCATTCGTGATTCAAGTCGTTTATATTGACTTAAATCTATTTGTTGATAATGTTGAAAATTAATATTTCCACCTCTTTCAGACAAGTTTTGCAAAGAAGTATCCATTGGTAAAAAACCAAATTGTTTCATTGCTGTGTAAGCTTGTTGATAAGGATTCATACCCCAATCTTCTCCCAACGAATGTTTTGGTAAAGCGTTTTGGTCAAATAATACTACAGGCCCTATTTCATCAACAAGAATATCTAATATACCATTACCTACAGTATTCATACCTATTTGATAAGGCATTAATTTTGCAATCATTGGTACAGAAACAGTATTTCTATCACCAAAAACAGCACCCTCAACAGGTAGTTTTACACCATAAAAATTATTATCACCTTTAAATTGAAAAGGTAATCTGCCAGGTTTATTTTTTGTAACACCTATGTACATAGGTTGCATACCTCCAGGGTTATTCATACCCCACCATGCCGGTCTATTAGGTCCTATTTTTATACCGCCATATACGTCATTGATCCAAAACCAATCTATGTGTTCACCATATGTTAGATTGTATTTTGTTTTTTCTTTATATACAGATGTGTCATAAACAGGTTTATCTGTTATTTTATAAAATTCATCTACAATATCTTCATTTGGTATGCCGTCAGGACCTATTTTTATAAGATGTCCAATTTTCCTAGCTGATTTCCAATAAATTGTAGAAACTCGCATTAGATTTGAATTACCAAAATCTTGCAAATCTTCAGAACCTAATAAAATAGTTTGTACAATATCTCCATTATTATATGCAATATCGTATTTAGAAATAAATTGTCTGTATGCTAAACCAGGCATTTGTACATTCCATTCATGATCTCTTGACGCATCATAATATGAACCATCAGGATTTACGTTTCCTAAAAGATACCCTGCAGCACGTATTGGATAAATAGCTTCAACATTACGAATTTGTTCTTCAGTCATTATCCAACCATACTTATCTATAATATCTGAAGCAGACATCAGATCTATATAACCTATCCAATTAGATTGTGATAACCAACGTCTATCAGGTGATTTATGATAAAATGCTTGTAAAGGATTCCAAAGCTCTATTTCATAATCATCCTCTTTCATTTTAAAATGCCAGAATTCACAATCAAAAATAAGTTTGTCTCGAAACGCCCTTTCTTCTAGTTCATCAAAATGAAACCTCCTCATATCCACTTCCATTTGATGTTGAGCCCATTCCACATAAATATTTCTGTATCCTGTTCTATACCATTGTTGTAAATTAGGAAGTTGTTTTAAAGCGTCTGGTTGTAATTGTTGTTGTACTTGAGGATCATTTAAATTTTGACCAAGTTCTTGCAATTTTTGCATTGTTTTAAACTCAGCATCAGCAAGTAATATTTGTTCTAATTTATTTTGTTTATCTTCTTCCATTTCAGAAGTAGACTCATCATCTATAGCAGTAAACATCAATTTTGTTTGACGCTTGCTAAATTCTGTTCTAAAAGAATCTATAATAGAAGGTATCCAAGGAAAAAATCGCAACTCTAATAGATTTTGAGAATTATCCATTAAAGATTCGACCATATCTGAATTTATATTCTGTGGTCCTACAATATAATCTTGTCTATCAATAATACCTTTTGCAGCTTTTTCCCAACGCAATAACTTAGGAGCTCTCCTTTGAAGTTGTTTGATACCTTGCCATTCAAAAAAATCCATGCACCAACCAAGCCATTGTTCATCCTTTTCATTTTCAGGAATCATCTGCAGGGGTTGCACGAGGACGCCCATTCGATTATAAGAAGCCTTGGTCCCTTTTTTCAAATCTAAAGCATTGAGAATGCGTGCCATATATATGATATATTTTTATTAATTAAATTAATTTTAAATTTGTTTTATTTTTATTTAAACCTTTCAATTGTTTATATAAACACATATATTTATATCCAAGTTTATTACTTGCATCTTGAATTGATTCAAATATTTCTTGCGTATCTATATTAATAACTTTATCACCATTTTTATTTAGTGAATTTTTAATACCCTCTTTTATTTTATTTCTAATTTCTTCGGTAAATATTTTGTTTTTACCCGCAACCCTCATTTTTTCTATAGTTTCAAGAGATCGTTTTTTACCTAACCAATTTCCAGGTTTTCCTAATTTAGCCTTTGAGAGTTTTTCTTTATGTTCTTTAGATAGTTGTTTGCCTTTAAGTTTTTCTGCAATTTTATTTTTGGTTTCTTCAGATTTTGTCTTACCAAATTGTGGATGATTTTCACCAGAATTGATTTTAGATAAATATTTCTTAAATTCTTCTGTATTTTTAGGTTTTCCCAATTGTGACTTCCTACTTTTTTCTCTTGATTCGAGTGTTACAATATGTCCTTTAAGAGCTTTAGATTGTTTTTCACGAGTTTCTTTTGTAGGTTTGTATCCAAGACTGCCTTCGCCACCATCTGTTAAATTTGCTAAAGTTCCTATACCTAAATCTATTCTTTCATAAAGTTTTATAAATTCAATTTCTTTAAGTTTTGCTTCCTCAAAAGATAAATCTTCTAACATTATTTCTACTTCGTAGTTTCCATTATTTTTAGCAACTATCTTTTTCCAAATATCATTTCTACCTACTTTACAATAGGCACGAGATTTCTTCTTTCCTAATCCCACATAAAACACTTCATCCTTATCAGGTCTGATGTGTCTGTAGAGTATGTATTTATTTTCTTCTTTATTCATTGATTTCTCCTAAATTATGTACATCTATTATCATACCGTTTTTAACAGCATTTTCCAAATCTTCTTTTGACATAAATGAATTTCCCCCAATAACTGTTATTTGTTCTAATTCTGATTCTGTCAATTTATGCATTCCATACAAAAAATTTGAAGGACAATATTCAAATTCAGAAACAGATCCGTCTGATGATTGTGATACAATAGGCGTACATGTTTTTGGTCTTTCTAAAGGAAAAGCACTTTCTCCATCTTCATTACGAATTCTTTCTTCAGAATAGATAATGCGCTGTATTTCAAAAATTTTTTTAGAAAATGAATGATTTATTTCTTCAAGGTCTGTTAACAGTTTTTTAACGTATTCTTTGTTATTAATCATAATTATTAATTTTAACGAAAGTTTTTAAATCCAAAAGCAGGTTTTGACCAAGGATTCACCTTTTTAGTTTGTTCAGGTCCCATTATAAATGTACGTAATTTATTTGGTTTGTCCAAATCTTTTATTTTTTCTACTGTTTTTCTAAAACCTCTGTTTGCATTTTCTATTGTTACAAAAGCAACTAATGCTGCAAAAGCAACTAATCTGTCATAGTTTCCTTTTTCATCGTCATATTCTTGCATTTCACGTAAAAGCATTATATCAGGAATACGCTCTACTCCATAAATTGTTTTAACTACTTCACCATTTTCTTTAGTAATAGTGTCTAATTCTTCTTTTAAATAGTTTATAACATATGAAAGCAAATGTAAAAAAACAGGAGTTGAATTTTTCCAGCCATATTCTTGAAAAGTTTCAGATACTCCTTTCATATCTTTGTTAAAAGACAAAAGCCTTTCTCTTGAAACCAATCTATGTTGTTTTCTTCTATGTTGCATATATGTAATAAACTCAGATACGTTTGCTTCACATATAATTTGTGCGTTGTAAAGATCACTCATCATTTCTAACAACTCATGAGTTTTCTTTAAATCATCATATCTTCCACACCACGAGGCAACAATTTTACCACGTTCTAAAAAAGTTTCAACATTATTTCCTTCTATTTTAGTTAGTTCAGAATCTGTTTTATAAACATATGTTGAACATAAAGATTCTGAACTAACAGAGCGACCTTCTTTAACAGGATCGACAGACATATAATAAGTACCCCAATCAGCATTTGCTTTTATAGGACGTTCGTAAATACAAACAACACTTGTTTTGTCTTCTAAAGATCTTATTTTGTTTCCTAATATACTTATAGGAGATTTATGTGTTGATTTTATTTCAACATTACCATCTTTATCTCTTACAAGATTTACAGTTTCTATTGGGTAATTATGTTCTTCTATTCTTAGAATTTGTGCATTTATTAAATTTAATGGAAATTTTGATTCTTTTCTATAAGCAAATGCTTCATGTATATTTATAGGTTTTTGTGAAATACGTAATTGATATTTTTCTGGAGACAATCCTTTTTTCCATTCTTTTCTTTCTTTAAGAATAGCTTCTAAAGAGCCTATATTATAATCAAAATTTTCAATTCCTCTTTTAATACAGTTTTCTTTTATATCTTCTATTTGTTGTTTTGTCGGAGTGTCTATAATAGAATTTCCATAACGATCTATATATGGAAACATAGACCATTGTTCAGGAATAAATAATCCAGCATATCCTACAGTACCTTTATCGTCTAATAAATCTGTTTCTACAGCATAAATTGAATTTGGTATAGGATTTAAAATCATTTCTTTTAATGGTTTACATTGATCCAAATCACCAACAGATCCTGCAGCAATAAACAATCCTGTAGTTATCATACCACTTGATAATGCTGGACGAATAAATTCGTATGTTGTATCCATTTTTGGGGCAATTCCTGCCTCTTCATGATAAAATATAGATATATTACCACCCACACCTGCTGTAGGATCCTTTTCAAAAGAATGTCCTATTATAGTAGATTGATTTCCTTGATATACATCTTTATCTCCAATACGAATTTTTTGACGTTGTTGCCATGTTAAAACTTTATCAGGATCTGATTCTCGATACCAACCTGTATTTTTATTTAAAAAGTTTTTATATTCATTTAAAAATTTCCATGCTCCTTTTTCATTTATATAATCTTTAAGAGAAGCACCCATTTTTAAAGTTTGTCCTTTTTCAAACCAATATCTATTTATTAGTTTTGCTGCTTTCATATAAGTATTGCCCCATTGTCTCTTCTTAAGCTCTGCAGCATGTTTGTAATGTAACTCAGCTAAAAGTTCATATAAATGTGCATGATATTGACTATCCCATATTTCAGGAAAATCATATGCTTTTTTTTCTTTATCGTATATTGGCAAAAAGTTTATCCAAAAATAATAATCTCTTGTTAGATACCATTTTTTGCCATACTTATTAATAAATATTACACCATTTCTACATTTTGATTTTTCTGAAAGAATAAATTCATTTTCTAAAGCACCCCAATAATTTATCCAATCTTTTGAATTTTCGGGAGAAATAGTATATATTTTTTCTTTATTAAATTTTTTTGCCTGTTCATTAAAATAAAAAGTAGTTTCATCAAATTCATATTCACCTGGCTTTTTAAAAACAGATAATACAAAAGTTTTAAATTCTTCTCTTGTTTGAAATACCGTAGTATCCCATTTACCATTATTCCAAGTAGGTACTTCTATAAACATGTTTATTTATTTTAAGGTATAAAATTTTCAGTATGCCGATTGTATCCTATATGGTAGCAACTAGTATTTAAAGAAGAAACTACTTTATAATTAAATTTTTTACTATGTTGCATACAATCAAACTCTTCTCCAAATTCTTGCAATCCGTTTGGAAACATTTTTAAATAATCTGATTTATATCTTAAACCAGGATTCCAAGAATATCCATTCCATTCTTGCCAAATCGGTAAAGAACCGTCCTCATTACATTTATGAGGTGTATCCCATGAATGTCTTACCCATACCTGATTAATAGTTTTATCTTTCATTATAGACAAAGAATCTTCTATAAATCCTGGTCTATCAAATTCCCAATCGTCTTCTAAGTGAAAAATATATTCATTAGAAGCATTTGTAAAAAGAATATCTAGTGATTTAGATAATCCAATATGATTGTTGTGAAAAATTTTAAATTTATCACCGTATAAATCATATAGTTCTTTTGCTATAGCACTATTTCCTGAATCATCAGTCATTAAAAATTCAGCAATCGGATATGTATTATATTTAAAAAAACTATCTAATGTTCTTTTAAGTAAATCCAATCTTGCACATGTTGTTATTGTTACTGTTATTGGTATGTTATTCATGTAAAATAAATTTTGGATTAACAAATTCTCTTATTCCGTCTAAATTTGTATCTATTGGTGTTCTATTATATATGTGAATTTTTGTTGCTTTGATAGGTAATGTTTCAATCATAAATAAATTAGATGTAGAAACAGTATGAATTTCTTCAGCATTTTCTATAATTTTACTCCAATCAAGCAATGTATATCCCGGAATATTTGTCATATAAACTTTATTTGCAAAATCATTTTCAAGATTAATATCTATTTTACCACCACTAAAATATTCATTAATTAAAATATAAGGTTCTTGTAAATTTAACAAGTTATATAATAAATTTTCTTTTTGAAAATTCCTATTCCATTTTAATGTTTTCCAAAGATCTGTTGATAAATTTAATAATCTGTATTTATCTAACATTGTGTGTAATTGATCACTACAATCATATTTACTTGAAAGATTTCTAACTATTGGATTTGCAAATCTTAAAGGTAAAAACTGCATACCATCATACTCTCCAAAAGAATCTTTTTCAAAATCAATAGGATATTGACTAGTTTTTTTAAATTGTATATAAGGAATATATTCTTGTATCCAATAAAATTCGTCATGAATTACCCAAATTACTTCAGAATTATCTTTTTCAATAAGGTGTCTTGCTAACGGTTCACAAAAAAGAATGTCACCTAAACCTCTTGGTTGATTTATCAAATATCTCATATTTAAAATTTTTCAGCAACAATCATAAAAGAATTATTCAAATCTTCTCCAGAAAAAAATATATTTGTATAATTATTATCTTTTAAATAATCGTTTAAAATTTCTGGAGTCAATATATTAACATGTTTTCTGTTATACCAAGGTCGCCAATATGTTTGACTATATGCCGGAAGATACAAAAATAATATACCGCCTGATTTAAGTTTTTGTCCCCAATAATTTAAATGAGAAACCCAATCTGGCAGATGTTCTAAACAATGTGAACTAAATATGTAATCTAAATTTTCATACGGAAAATTCAAAGAATCATATTCTGTAAAAGCAGGATCTACAGGGTTTGCTCCCGGAAACATCCATTCTTTTTTTGCACATCCAATATCAACACCATAACCTTTACAAAAATGTAAAGCATATGGTATCGCAAATTGTGATGCATTTCCTTTAGATTGAAATAAAGGATAATTTTTTTCTTTGTGTTTTATTAGTTCCATTTATCTTATAATTTTATAATTTTCATCAGTTAAACTCCTTCTATAACCTTCTCTAATGTCATTTTCTTCTGCTAAATAATGATTTCCCCAACCTTGTTTTTTATTTAATTCACTTAATCTTGATTTACTATTTCTATATTTTTGAACTAAATATTCTTCATTAATTGCTTTCATATGATAAAGTTTAAAAAAAGAATTACATTTTTTAATATTTCCTATAGGGTTACAAAAATGAGCACCGACAGTATAATTAATTTCTTTAATATCTTTTGGAGAAAAGATGCAATATTTATCTTCAGAAACAAGTCTATGCCCTCTATTTATTTGTAAAGGATTTTGTGTTCCATCACCTACCATATTCCAACCTTCACATTGAACAATAGTATTTCCTTTTAATTCATCTAAATTGATTTCTATAAATTCATCACAATCAATTACTATTACAAAATCAGATTTAGAATTTTTCCAAATATTGTTTTTAAATTCTAATAACAAGTCGTCTCTTATTTCACCACCTGTTTCATATACTCCTAAATTACATTTTAATTTTTTAATAACATTTATGGTATCGTCTGTTGAACCATTGTCATAAAAATTAAATATAATATTATTATTTGTTTTTTGTTTGTAAAACTCAACCAAATAAGGTATTAAATATTCTTCATTATAAACTGGACAAAATAGTTCAAAAGTCATTAGTTATGAATTGTTAAAATGTTAGCGATTTTTGTTTGATTTTTAAACAAATCAAGTTGAATTCCTTTTTGTAACGTCAACCAATCTGCACAATATTCTTGAGGATGTGGTATAGAAATTTGTTTTGCTATAGAAGTTTTTAAACAAAAGTTTCCCCAATCAATATAATTTTGTTGTAATTTAACATCCAATGGTTCGTATCCTGAAAGATGGTTGATGGAATCCCACATGCAAATATCTGCGTTTGTTTCTTGTAATCTTTCAATTATAAGTTTTGTTGCCCAAGATAAAAAATAATCTTGAATAGATGTTTGTATGACAAAATCTGTATTTACGTATTCTAATGCTGCAACTCGATTATATGTACCATAACATCCTGTATCTATATCTGAATATAAATACATAATTCTGGGATCTTTATATAACTTTACCCAATTTTCTATATCTAAATTAGGTCCGTTATGAATAACAATAAGTTTCCAGTTTGGATTTTCTTGCATAATAAGTGAATCCACAAGAACTCTGTTTGATAATATTTCATTAAATGCCGGGGCTATGAAAGTAACACCTATCATAAAATTTCTTGTCTTTGAGTTATTCTAAGATTATGAAAATCAGTTATTTCTTGAATAGTCATGTTATAATGATTTCCCCAACCGTTTTCTTTATTAATAGAACTTAATCTTTTTTTAGATTCTTCAAATTTTTTAATCATGTAATCTAAAGAATAAGGTTTTACATGAAATAGTCTGAAATCTTTTTCAGGATACATTAATAATCCTTCAGGATTGCAATCGTGTGAACCTATAGTATAGTTAATCTCTTTAATATACTTTGGTGAAAACACACAGGTTTTATCTTCAGGTATATGTCTTACTCCGTATTTTAAATTTGCAAGATCATTATTTTCAATCATATCCCAACCTTCACTTTTAACAATAGTTACGTTTGACAAAACATTAGGGTTTATTTCCACCCATTCATCGCAATCTATTATTATTACAAAGTCTGCTTTTGAACCTTTCCAAACGTTATTTTTAAATTTAATTAAATAATCATCTCTTATTTCATTATTTGTATTAAATGTTCCTACATTACAATCATTTCTTTTTAAAATATCGACAGTATTGTCTGTAGAACCGTTATCATAAAAATTAAATATAATACCATGCTCTCTTAATACTTTTTTGTAAAAATCTATTGTGTGTTGTATAATAATTTCTTCATTATATACAGGGCAAAATAATTCAAATACCATTAGTTTTTTATATTTAATATTATTGGTAATTTATATTGTGTTGTTATCAATCCTGATTTAAAACAGTCTTCTACAAACATACCATCCCCACAGTATTCTTCAGGATGATTTATATTTACTTTTCTGGCAATTTCTGTTTTAATAACAAAATTAGACCAGTCTATAAAATTAACTTTAGGATACGAATTTAATACAAAATAATTTGCAGAATGATGAATTACATTCCAATATATAAAGTCAATATCATGTTGTAATATAGTATCTACTGTAATTGGTACATAATATTCTTGAATAGTTGTTTGGATCACATATTTGGTATCCACTATTTCTAAAGCTTTTTTTCTATTATATGCACCCCATGCACCTAAATTGGTATCGTTTTCTATATACTTAATTCTGTCGTCTACAAAACTTTCTACAACCTTTTTTAATTCTGGATTTGGGCCGTCATGCCATATAATTATTTTCCAATTAGGATTTGTTTGACAAAGCATCATACCTATAAACATATAGGCTTCCCAATATTCTTTATAACAAATAACAATAAAAGTAACACCGTCTTTTAATTTTTGTGCATCCATTTTAAATAATTTTGTTTATATATAGAAAATTCTTCAGTAGCATTTTCTAAAAAATAAAGTTCTTCTTTAGAAAGAGAATTAAAGTTCGTATACCAAGGAATGTGATTTGATGTAAAATTTCCGGCAACCCTTAAAGCATTATAATTAAAAGGAATGTTGGGATCAAAAACAGCTAACGAAGAATCAATCATTCCTTGATATATTTCGTATTTTCTATGTGGTATTTTTTTTATCCAGTATACCTCTTCTATTTGTTTGATAGAAGAAGTCATTTCATTTTTAGGTAAATCTTTTATATTTATAGATAATCCTACTTTATCAAATTTAAATTCTTTTGAAAGTTTTATTAATGTTTCTACAAATGTTTTTGGAATATTAGGATTTAATTCTATATCAGATTCAGTATAAACAACATAAGAATGATTTTTTAATTTGTTGATATAACCGCTTTTCCACAAACATTTGTTGCCATAATTTGTATCAAACATTTCTATTTTAAGATTTGGCTTAGATTTTAAACTCATATACCAATCTAATAGAGGAAGATAAGTGCTTGCATTATCTAATATAATTATATTGTTATATCCAAGATTTGTTAAATCTTTATATAATTTTCTTGTTGTAGATAATCTATTATAATTATTTATTATGATAGGTATGTCTGTAAACATTAATTTGAATTATGATTTCTATAAGTTTCTATAATCATTTTAACAAGTTCGTCACGATGGTTGTTTTTTAATTCCACCAGTTTAACTCCAGGTAATTTACTTATTTCTTTACAAACAAAATCAAATCCTGATTCACGTTCATGTTTTAAATCACATTGTTCAATATCACCACAAAAAATGATTTTAGCTCCTTTACACAATCTTGTAAGAATAAGTTTCATTTGATTGTGTTTTATATTTTGTGCCTCATCTACAACAACAATTGTGCTTTCATAAAAATTATGACCTCTTAAAAAGCCAATAGGTTTTATGTCTATGCTTCCTTTTTCAAGAAGATTTTTAATGGTTGTATCGTGCTTATATATGTGTTCCATACATTCTGTTAAAGGTGCAATGTATGGTTCTAATTTAGAATCAATATTTCCCGGTAAAAATCCAAGTTCTTCTTCTGCGGTAATAGTAGCTCTGGTAAGAATTATTTTTTCTATTTCATTATTGAACAACATATCTAAAGCAGTATTTACTGCAACAGATGTTTTTCCAGAACCAGGCTCTCCTTTTAAAATTGTAATTTTGCTTTCACGAATAACTCTTTTTGCTTCTTTTTGCTCGTCATCCAATTGAATTTGAAACTTCACTGGATTTTTAAGTTTTCTTTTTGATGAACTTTGATTTTCTTCCATTTTAGTTTTTATTAGTTAAATGATATAATATTGGGTATTTTGTTCCTAATCTTATAAATCCTTTTGGATAAAAATTATCTCCTTCATAATTCATTTCTTTAATTACATGAGGATCAAAAATACAAAATTTATCTTTATTGTGATTTCTTTTTTCTAAATTTAAATTCTGTATACTATCTATATCGTATCCTTTTGTACACACAATAGAACAGTTAACAAAGATTTTAAAATCAACATCTATAAATTCATTTACATCACAAAGTATTACACAATCACATCCTGTATTTTTCCAACATTCGTTTTTCCATTGATCTTTAGTAAGATATAAATCATTAAAATTCTTAATATTACAATTATTTTTAATAGCAATATCTTTTGTTTGATCTGTAGAGTTTATATCCCATATATAAAACCTTACATCAGGAATTCTTTTTTTATAAAATTCTATAAAAAAAGGAAGTATTGCTTCGTCATTACAAGTTGTTGTAAATACAGATATGTTCATTAAGAAATAATATAATCAGTTATTTTTGTTAAAAACGAATTTGCTTCAGAAATTTTTTCAAAATAAACTACTATTGAAATATTAGTTCCACTAATAGGAATTATTACAGAATATACTTGTTTTTTAGAATCTTCTCCTATCATATATTCTGAAGAAAGAGATGCACCAACTAAAGATTCTTTTTTATAAATATCTTTATCTGCAGCACGGTATTGAATATGCTCTGGTTCACCATCATTAATCACAATGATTTGTTCTACGTCATAATCATGACAATATACTAATTTGTGATCATGCAATTCTATGTAACATTTTTTTATGTTCTTTGCATTTTCTCCCGGAATCTCAATTATTTTAATATCTATTTTTTCCATATATTTTTTGTTTAAACTATTGTGTTATGTCTTCCACCTCTTACTTGTAAGTTTATTTCTTCCATAAAGGCTTTATATCCTTCATTATATGCTTTTTCAAGGTTAGGCAGATCTTTTAAAGTATCTCTGTAATCTTTATTATTACCGTCTTTACCAGAGTAAACTTTATTGTTATCTAAGTAATCTTTAATGTTATCTAATGCTTTTTTTCCACTTAACCATAATCTGTAAGCAGGTAATTCAAACAACTTTTTACATTTAGTTAATGCTTCCTGAATTAAATCATCTTCTGTTGAAAAGTCTGAATTAATGTCATTTAAAATTGTATCTTCACGATCTGCTTCTTTTATTGCTAAATACGGATTATCATCAGGATTCCAAGAACACATGTATTGTAAATAAGCAAATATTTTACAATAGTTATCTGGATAATTATCTATAATTGTTTTTAACCACTCAATTGTATAACAATGAGGTGTTGGTGTTACAGTATCGTTTTGAATGTCAAATAACTTTATATACATATTATTCTTTTATTGTTTTTAAAACAATTTTGTCTTTTACATAAGTATAGAAAATTACTTCATCAATTTTAAAAAGTAATCCTTGATGAATTGTTTTCTTTCCTAAGAAATGTTCTTTTAATTTTTGCGGATTATAGTCAAGCATGTTTTCTTTAAGATCTATTGTCCAATAGTCAAAACTATCTTGAATTGCCACTTGTTCTACGTTAATGTCCAACATTTTAATTTGTTATTAAGTGTTTAAAAATTTGATACCTACTTAAAGCCCATGTTCTTAATTCATATTTTTCACGAACTTTTTCTGCTAATTGTTTGCCCAAAGTTACACATTCTTTTGGATTTTTTATACAAAATTTTATATTTTCTATCCAATTTTCCCACATAATTCCGGGATAATCTTTTAGTTCTGAATACGGCAATACGTTTGAAACAATACAAGGTAATTCTCTTGTAGCTGCTTCAATAATTTTTAATTCAGATTTATATTGATTGAATTCGTTTTTAACAAGCGGGATTAATACAACATCTGCAACATCATAGAAAGTCATATGTTGTTGTAAAGGTCTTGTATTTAGTATTTCAAAAGATTTTGTTTTTGCAAAAATAGAAGCCATTTTATCCCATTCACAATGTTTGTTTGGTAAAGGATCAAATCCTGCTAAAACAAAAGTGGCGTTATTTGTTATTGATTGATCACCGCCAATACGTTGAAATTTATTAGCAAGTAGTCTTACATCAGGAAAATGGGTTGATCCACACGCATAAAGAAAACGCATTTTTCTATTTGGATCTGGAAGCATTATGTGTTCTTTTCTAAAGTATTGTTCTTCAAAAGGAACTGCATTAGGGATTACAATACAGTTTTTATTTATAGTTAAAACTTTTTTTCTTAAAATTTCTGTTGTGACTAAAACAAGGTCTGCTATTTTAATATTATCCTCTATTTTTTTAGCAAAGTCTCCTAAAGCCCATATTTTACTCATTGGATGCAAAGTATTTAATTCCCAATAGTCATCCAAATCAATTACGATTTTAGTTCCTTTTTCTTTTTGTTCTTTGATCCATTGTGCATCTTTATTAGGAACATCTCTATTAAAGAAAATTATATCAGGTTCAAATTCAGGTATTTCTGAAACAAACCCTGTTAAGTTATTTGATTGTGCCAGTTTCATGTCATCAGGAAAAAACAATTTAAATTTATCTTTGTTTTGTTCCCAAGGCATATATTCAACAGGAAGAACACATCTGTAATAACAACATCCGTTATTTGGTTTAACTATTACTGCTACTTTCATTTAATGGTTTTAAGATATTTTAATATTGCTATTACTTCGTCTTTTAAATAAGGTAATTCATAAAGATCTATTTTTTCTACAATAGGTTCATTATTTGAATCTCTATCATAAATAGGGTATCCATTTTGATCATAATCTATAATCTTAAAAATAACATGTTGAATTGTTAATCCACCAAATTTTAAATTAGGATTATGTTTTAAAATAATATACATGTATATACTTAGCTGTATATTATAATGATTCAATTTATGATCATCCATGTGATTTAAAGGGGCGAGTAATTTTTTTGTTATTCCTTGCCAATTAGTATATGCTTCTGTTGTAAGATTAGCATTCGTTTTAAAATCTAAAATAAATACTTTATTCTTACGTACTTCTACTAAATCTGATTGACCACAAATACCAGCACTTTTTAAATAAACAAGATGCTCAGGATAAATAGTATTGTTTTGTAATTTTTGATCAGGAGCATGTTTTTCAAAATCTTTAATTATAGGTCGTACTATATTACAAATATCTCCTTCTCTTTCTATTGAGTTTAAATTACAAATTTGATCTTCTCTTTGTTTATGATACCAATTACCTAAAGTAATAGAATCCTTATTTACTTGTTGCCAAATGGTTTTTATTTCTTCAGGTGTTTTACCATACCATTTAGATTTTTTATTTTTTGAAGCTTTTAAAGCAGCACTTTCTGCATCGAAAGGTTCTTCAAATAATTTGCAAACAGACGTTACGGAAATCCATTTTGTGTTATCTTCTGAAGAATATTTATGATCTTCTTCTGTAAATTTTACCATAAAGGTTGTTTGTTTAAAGTAATTAAAGAACATTTGCAATCTTTACAAGAAGTCATTGTTTTACTTAAACACCCACAAACACCACAAGATTCTTTTCCAGGTATAAAGGCATTTATTGACTCTCCTTTAGGATCATAATAACCACATTTGTTTGTTCTACAAATAGCAAGCCTTTCTTTAGACAACTTTTTTATTTCTTTAGAACCAAAAAAGTAATTATAAACACCTTCTGCAATTTCTTTACGATTGTTCCAAAGTTCCGTTATTCTCTTCATAATATCCTCGTTTTTTAATATAAAATTCTTTTCTTCGTTCTCTATCTTTTTTATAGAGATCTTGTATTTTGTTAACTCTTTCTAATTCTGAACTAACACCGTCAATAATCCTTTCTTTTCTATAACTATCTTCTTTCTTTTCCAGATGCCTTAGAATTTGTTCATACGTAGTTTTTTGATCTTTTAAAGTACGTTCTTTTACATAGAATGAACCAAAATTATCAATCTCTATTTTCTTATGCCGAAGATTTGAAAGATTTTCTCTAATATACTTATAAAAGTAAGTAATCACTTTATCACAATCTTTTTCAGAAAATTGTGTTTCTTTTGCAACTTCTTTTATAAGAGTCTTTGCTTTAATTGGGGTCAATGCACAAAAATTGATAGTTAATTAAAACATTATTATCAGGGTAAATTTCTATTTCAGGATTAATTAAAACACTAAGATTACTTTTGTTTTTACCTTCTCTTTTAATAAGTTGTAATTCATACAATTTATCTACAGCATTTCTTGCACTTTGTAAAGAGTTAAAAATATGTTCAAAAGCTTTAGTTTCTCCTTTGTGTTTTTTTATTTTTACTCCGGCACTGGAATTTGTATTAACAAGAAGTTCACAAAATTTAGTAAGTTTTGTTTTACCAACAATAGACAACAAAACCAATAAATCTAAATCAGCATTGGTGATTTGAATATTTCTTAAAAAGCACCAAGTAATCATTTGGAATTTAACTGAATTCCATCTAGATATTCTTTGACGTAAAGGTATTTGTTTAACTACTGCTTTCATTAATCTTGGTTTTTTAAATTTTCTTTAGAATCAGATTGTTCTTTAGAATACATTTCTTCTAATTTAGAAATTGCCATTGCTTCATTGGCTTTGGCAAGAAACATTTTTGTTCTAAGTTCTTGCAATTCTGTTTGCAAACTTTGTAACTCAATAGCCTCCTTTAAATTAGCTATAATTTCTTGACGAGTAAAAGTCTTTTGTTCTGTTTGTTCCATTTTACAAATATTGGTTTTTAAAACTTTCTTTAATCTTATAATACAATATACTAAATTAGTTTAAACAATCCAAGAAAAATGTTATTGTTAACATAAACATAACATTTATAATTGTGCATAAATTTTCTCAGTAATAAAAGAAGTAAGATAACAATATGCTTCATCAGATCCACAATTATTAGAAATCTTCATTCCTACTTCTCTAAGAACAGAAATAACAATATGGCAAATTTCATGAGAAAGTGCCGAAATATGTCGTGCATCTTTTTTCCAACTTCGCATTCTTATAAGTCCTACATTATTATTCCATAATACATATTTTGCATAAGCTTTTTCGCAAAGCACGGCATGTTGTAAATTAGCAACCCTAAACTTTTTAAGATACCTAAAAAGACATTCATCAGTTTCATTAACAGAAACAACTATAGTAAAAGGATAAATACCAAGATCAAAATAAAAGTGTTTAGACATAAATAATATTTTTTACAAAGATACAGAAAATTTTTATTTTTTGTAAATTTTTTTTGATGTGATTGAGGGTGGTGAGTGTAGCCATCAGTTCTACGCCCCATCGAAATTATTGGGGAATAACCCCCTATAACAAATTAAATCCAAAAAAAATGGAATTGAAATTAACAGAAACCGCAAATGGCGGTTGTACTTGCATCGCTGAATTGGACGGTGTAAAAACTCGTTGCTTCTTCAGGACATCCGACCCAGCAAAGGTTAAGGCGGCAATCATGTCGGGACAATACACTGTCTCTCCATGTACGTATGAACCAGACCTCAACAACGATGTTGAGGAAGTACGCAACTATTCTCGTGTCATCAACGTTAACGTTGACGAAACGAAGGTCAAGGCTACACGCATTGAGCGTGAAATTGCTGCAATGTAATTATGATGACAAGGGGCTGCTACGGCAGCCCTCTTGTTATTTTAGGGTGGGTGGGTAGGGTGTACAATACACAAACCATTCTTGTTTCTCTTATGTTCTCTTATGTTCTTAAGAAGATATTAGTTGCCTTTGAGTAATAAAAAAATCTTCTTTTGGATGTTGTTATATAATATATAGGTGTAGATCTTTAAAAAGAAATTATATGATTAATCTTGTTTGCATCCTATTTATTGCAATCTTTGCAATAATAGTTTTAAATGTCAATATAAACAAAAAGAACATTATTTTTATCTTTTTGTTTGTCTTATTTATGATTGTGTTCATTCTGTTCTTAAGTAACAGATTTGAATGCGATGATCTTATTTGTGTTATATAACAATTTTAACACAAATGTTAAAGGTTTTAACAGTATTTGCATGATTTTGTAAATTTCCCTCTTAGGAGATTTTAAATTTTACAAGGCAAAACACATAAAAACTGTTAAATTCTTTAACAAATAGAGAATTCATTTTAACATTTGGCATTAGATTAGAGTTATTTTTAAATCTAATTTGTATCCACACAGATGCAAAATAGTTTCTAACTCTTCTAAAGAGATTGATTTGGTATTACTCAACATATAACAGATCTTTCTTCTGCTGCAATGCATTTTGTTTGCTAACTCTTCTTGAGTAAAATGTTCTTTAATAAGATCTTTTAAACAGAATGTGCAAATTTTCTCGGAAAAAAATGAAATTTGTGCTATATTTGTGAACTATTAGTTCACATACAATATCCAAACAATCTTTTAAACAACAAAAAAACTGTATTTTATGTATACATTACTTGCGATAATCTTTTTGATAGTCTGGTATTTCTATAATGAGGTGCATGATGTTCATAACTAATTGTTAATCAATTGTAATAAAGAGGGTGAAAATGGTGTATTTAACCACTCTTACCTTATTTTTCTCTTTTTTTTTCGCTCAATCTCCAAAATTTTTTTGGGCGAATATAACTAATTAGACATTTGTCTAATTATCTAACTATCTAAATCATATTGTTTCTTTTATATCTTATATGATATAGATTGATGCTAAAAAGATATAGTTGCCGGAATTTTAAAAAAAACTAATGAATCCGCTTTATATTAGGTTTGTACAAATCTATTGTAAATTTGTTTGCATAATACATCATAAGGTTATAATTGTTTTACTATTTAGTTTGTTTGCATAATACACTGTTCTTGTAGTGCTATTAGGTCTATAGTTCATTATACTATAGGTTTAGGTCCTTTGCGATGCTCAAAAACAAATCCCACATATAGGTACAGTTAGTACTGTGGGTGAATACAGTGACAACGACAACATTTTGTTTGTTTGATGGCAGGCATGAACTACCATCTAATTCAGGAGCTATATTTAGCTCCTTTGACTTCTCTTCTAATAGAGGAGTAAGGACTATTAACTTTGAGAAGTTGATAGGATTACTGGATAATAATAGTCCAGTAAATTTGATAGTGACAGGTCTCACTCCTGCACTTGTAGAAGTCCTAACAGAAGTAACTCAGCGAGTTACTCTAGGAACATATGAGGGGGGAATGCCTTTGGCGGAATTCAATTTACTTCATTTTAATCCTAATACCAAGGATTATTGGAAGCAAAGAATTCCATTGAGAATTTCTGATGGAGATTACTATGCTGGGTTTTATCCAGAATGGAATGATTGAGTATTAGAGAGTGTTATTCATTTAGCACTCTCTTTTTAATTAATTGCGTGAATTCAAAATTTACCCTAGCTTTTATGGGTAGTTTGTAAAAGTGGTGTGTCAAGATCCATGCTAAGAGGTGACTAGTCCTCTTACTTTTTATCTTTGCTCTCATATTGCCAAGTAATAGTAGTTTGCTATTACTTCTTATCTCTTAAGGAGTAAGGTATTATACTTATTCCTTATATCTCACATGTTTTGTCTTCGATATTATGTTACTACAACGAAAGAGAAGAAGTTCCATACCACAGGGTAGATTAATATATCCTAGTGAAGCTCTAATAATAGGCTTTTGAGTAAATCTAGCAATTAGTAAGACTAGATTGAAAGTTGTGCTGTATATTGTAAGGAGTGAAAAAAAGATGAGGGGCGGCAATCCCAAAACTCTGAATTATATGATGTTCTCCTTAAGAAGAACTATTCACATATAACTTGTATGGTAAGACTTATTATAACTTATACAATGTATGTATTTGGAAAGATAGTCTGGAGTTAAATCGTTCTCCACAACTACAACGATTCTTAGGTTTTGATAGTTAAACTGGTGTTACCTGGAAACTATTATAATGGGATGATGTTTGAGAGCAATCATCCCATTATTTTTATTAACTCTTTTATGTTCCTTCAATAGAGTATAAAGAATTGTAAATAAAAGCTCTTATATAGAGTGTATGTGAGGCATGGTAGCGCAACTTATATTGTTTAACTTTTTTAAAATCAATTTTTTATGCGTAATTTATTAATGTTATTGGCTTCTATTAATGTAGCTCATAATTCCTCTATTACTATAGGTTTATTAGGTAATGGAGAAGTTCAAGTTGAAGAATTGGGCAATATGCCTACAAATTATCAATTTGAAGAGGAAGATATTTCAAACCTTAAAGCCTGTTTACAAAGAATTGTAGACTACATGGAGAAAGATGAGAGATTATCCTATGTTGAATGGATGGGCAATTCTGGTGTGTTTATTGAAGGATTGGGCAGTGATATTTCTCCTGTTAAATCTGAAGCATTAAATACAGGACATATTTATTATGCTGTCATTCGTTTGAAAGAATTATTAGCTGAATTACCTGCGTAAGTAATACATTTAGTTAACCATACTATATTATATGCTTATACTTTACTATATTTAATATCTATAGTAATAGCTGGAGGTATAAAAAACTATATTCGCTCAATATAAAGGCTATTACTATAGATATATTAAAGAGTTTCTGATGAATCTTTGAAAATTAAGACGAAATATAATATATATCAAACTCAAAAAAAAGTTTTATGAAATACATTTATGTTGCTTGGACAGATAATGTTCAAATGTTTATGGAATATCCTTGGTTTGAAGAAGAGGCAATTCTTAATATAGATTCTGATTCGGATTACCTTATTCCTGAAGATCGTTATAATGAAGTAATGGACGACCTAAAACAACAAGAAGGACTTCAATTACTTATTAAAGCTGCTAATTTGATAGCAACTATTAAATCTGAAGAAGGTAAAGAAAACTTTGACGACAACTTGGAAAATGAAATTGCTACTTATATAGCAAAACATAAAGTTTTAGATTTTTAGTTTCTTTATATAGCTTGAATGTTACTTAGAACATTACTATTTTTCATCTTGGGTTCTGTGAAGATAATATCAATGCAAATCTTTAAATAATTTTAACCCAAAAAGAATCTTCTGTAGCAGAAAAATAACAATTGATTAAAGAGTCAAAAAACAGAATGATAAACTATGCTTGGACTCATAGTAAACATTTTTGTACCTATTCCAAGATAGGTTTGAGTAGATTATCCATTGAGAGATAATTCTCGGAGTATATTTTTTGTAATAATCTTACTTCCCAGGTGAGGGAAACATAAATATACTCTTAAATAAATTATTTAATGAATAAAACTGTCTGTAGTAATAACAATAGATGCAACCGAACAATGATCTTCTTTGGGATACGGAATTAGAATAACCTGAGTTAACGAGTGAAGCGACCACATTAAAAGCCGAAAGTTATTTTTACTACAGCAGTTTTATTTATTATTAAAGTCATTCCAGGAGACTTAAAAATCGAGTTCTGAAGAGACTGGAACGAAATATCATTATCAACTCAAACAAATAATTATGCGTACTTATTACATTACTGAACAGTTTGTCTATGCTTCTTTAGAAGATAGTACAGCTATAATGTTACCTGGTAACATGCTTCGTTTTAATGCTGATGTGTTTGCAAATGCACATTATAGAAATCCTGGTGTTGACAACTTATTAGGTATGAAGGTTAAAGACAATGTTATAACTGTTATACATTGTGAAACACCTTCTATTGCCTTTTAATGTTCTTTTGAGTTACTCTGAACAGATAGAAATATCTTAGTAGGAGTAATTTATATTCTTGGTATTAACCTTTTGGTGCTTTAAGTTAACCATTATTAATTTATTCTTATGAAAAAAAAAGCTTTAATATTACTAATAGATCTTTACAGACAAGATGCTTACATACAGGAGAGAGAAAATTATGATTCAAATATTGTTAAGTATCTTTTAAGTAAAAAACTAATAATTGATAAAAAAATTACCAATTGTGGTGTCTTATTCGGTTTAACTGAAAAAGGCACAAAATTATACGAAAGTATAGATATTTAAGTTACTAATGTTTAGCAGAGTTCAAATAACTTTAATCTATAAGGATAATAGAATTATAGTATTATGATATAAAGTAACTACCATAGAAAAAGTGTGTGGTGTAACAAAATTGCACTATGGTCATACACGCTATGGTAGTTATTTTATTTTTAAAACAATTTAAAAACACAAATATGAAACATGTTTACATTGTAAGAGTAGAAATGCTCACAGCAAATGGTTTGCAACCTTTTATGCAAACAAAAGTTTTTGAAACTATTTCGGATGCACAACAATACCAAGAATCAGTAAATGCAGATGAATATTATAAAAAGCTAAATGCATTTGCTTTTTTGGAAATTGGGGCTTTTATTGAAGAAAATTAAAACTATAGGAGTTATATTAATTAAAACATTAAATGAAATGGGATACATAGAAAGTCTTAAAGCAGCAGGTGCTAAAATTATTAGCTCTAAATTTACAGGTTCTTACCAAGGATCTTGGGGTGCTATTGTTGAATACAATGGTGAAAAAATATTAATTACAAGCAGTTATGGTAGCTGCAGTTTTTGTGATACTTTTGAAAGTGAATTTGATTATATATCACAACCTTATATTCAAGAAGGTAAGTATATGTCGAGTAATAGTTATGAAGAAATTACAAAAGAAGAATACGAAAAAGAAGAAGCCTATTATAATGAAAAATTGGCTAATTTTGGTAGAAATTATTTAAGAAATCCTGCTACTAAAACCGATATTGAAAATTATTTAAAAGCTCTAAATAAAGATGATTGGTTTGATTCTGAAGAAGCAGAGCTTTATGAATGGGCTATGAGTTATTTTGAATAAATCAAATCGTTGTAATATGAAAAAGATAGGTATTTCATTAAACATTGCATTTCTTTTGTGCATTGTTATAATGGCAAAAAGAAATGATTGGACAGTTATTATTTGTTCAGGAATAAGTGCAGCAATAGTAAAATTATGTGATTTTGCTTTGTATTATAAATTGTATAACGATTAAAAACAAAAAACATATGACAAAGTGTATTGTATTAGGAGCAACTCCTAAAGATGTAAAAAAGAAACCTATTGAATTACTGAAGATAGTAGATTCAATTTCTGAAAACGGTGAAATTCAAATAAATCAATTCCGTAATGATGTTTCTATATGGGATAATGTAGAATTGGTTTGCCGTAAAAAAGGTAATTATAGTCTTGACATAATATTTGCCTACGATGATCATAATCGTGATATGGGACGTCTTTATTTAGGGCATTGGAATGATGGTGTAGTGGAATAAATGTCTTTTGGTTGTGAGTGACTGTTAAACTATTAAATGCGTTTGTTACATATGCAAAGTTTAAAGACTTAGCATATGCTTTAGCTTGGTTTATATGTGGAACTCTCATTTTTGATAATAACACTCTATAAGAGTGATGTGAATATAATTTATCTTTTAACACATAAAAAAACACAAATCATGTTTAAAAACAATATTGTAGTGCCGGGTGGCATTAAAAAACCTAAATTTACTCCCAAAAACATAATTTCTCTTAAAGATAATGAAGTTTTTGTTTTTGGATCAAATCTTGCAGGAATGCATGGTGCAGGTGCTGCAAAAACAGCATTACAATGGGGTGCACAAATGAAAAAAGGTATTGGTCATTTTGGTCAAACATATGCACTCCCTACTAAAGATAAAAATATTAAAACATTATCTTTAAATGAAATTAAAGTTTATGTTGATCAATTTATACAGTATGTAAAAGAAAATCAATACAAACATTTTCTTTTAACAGAAATTGGTTGTGGTTTAGCTGGTCTTACTTATGAACAAGTCGCACCTTTGTTTGTAAACATTCTTACATGTTCTAATATTTCTATTCCAGAACCTTTTTGGGATATTATTAAACCTGTAATAAAAGGATATAAAGTTACAGCCCCTGATGGAAGTTGTCGTAACTATTTGTTTGAAGTAGGAAAAGAATATCAATATGACGGTCAAATAAAAATATGCAATAGTGGGTTTCATTTTTGTATAAAACCTTCTCATTGTTTTTTTTATTATAATTTTGATTCAAATAATAAAGTATTTGAAGTTGAAAGTATAGGTGAGTATCAAACACATGATAAAGATAGCAAAATTTGTACAGGAAATCTTCGTATTGTTAGACAGATAGAGTGGTATGAAGTGTTGTCTATTTCAAATGAAGGAAATAATAATACTGGATATTCTAACACAGGTGATAATAACATAGGTAACTGGAACACAGGTTACAGTAACACAGGTAACTGCAACACAGGTAACAGGAACACAGGTGACAGTAACACAGGTAACAGGAACACAGGTAACAGTAACACAGGTAACAGTAACACAGGTGACAGTAACACAGGTGACAGTAACACAGGTTACAGTAACAACGGAAATAGACAATCTGGAGCTTTTTGTACTGGTGAACCTGCTTTTACATTATTTAATAAACCTGCTAAAACTACTTGTAATGATTTTTTAAATAGCAAAGTTTGGAATATTATTTGTAATCATGTTGATACTAAATTATGGGTTTCTGAAAGTTTAATGACTGATGAAGAAAAAAAGATTCATTATGGTTATAAAACTTGTGGAGGGTTTTATAGAGATATACCTTATAAACAAGCTTTTACAAATATGTGGCACAATCTTTCTAAACAAGACAAAAAAGAATTTACTTCTTTAGAAAATTTTGATGCAAAAATATTTGAAGAAATAACAGGTGTAGATGTTACAAAAGAAAAAGATCTTTTGTAAAAAATATTGAGTGTTTTATACATTCAATTGGTAAACCAAGTAGCTTTAATTGGTAGAGCCTCGGATTGTATCGGAGAGGTTAGAAGTTCGAGTCTTCTCTTGGTTTCTCTTTAAAATGGTTAATTAATTTGTTTTTGTAAACTTTAAAATTTAAAAATTTATGGAATCAAACGCTTATGAAAGAGGTTATGAAGCTTATAAAGCTGGAGCCTCTATTGATGACAATCCTTACCGTTACTCCACTGAAGAATATCAAGAGTGGATGTGGGGATATTGTGATGCCTTAACTGAATCAGATAATTAAAATTTTACATGTTTGTGTTTTTTGAGTTAACCCTGCGATAGCATCAAAGGGTTTTTTATTTTAAACACATATGTGGTTGTTCTGTTTTTGATAAAAATGATCAACCTCTAACTGATAATAATGAAAGTTGGAAAACTCCAAAAAAAGATGGTTTAAACTGTTTAAAATTTAAGTGCATAATAAATGTAATAGGAAAGGTCACCCGCAAAGAGATAGCAGACGGCAGGGGAGGTATTACTGCTTATACCACTTTCTCATTACATTCTATTAGATCTCTAAAAAGAGGTTTAGATTCTTTAGCAAAGCTCAAACTTAAAAAAAACCAATAATTATGGTACACAAAACAGTTTTTATGCAAGACAGGCCTGTTATTACTTCAATAACAGAAGATCAAACAAGAGACAAGAGAAATGAAGCTGTCAGACTTTCTTATCTCAAAAAATCTTTGAGTCCTCAAAGAAACATAGTATTAAATGGACAAAATTGCAAAAATCCATTTGAAATGCTAGGGGTAATTATGAAGTAATGCATTTAATGCCTGAAATACATATGTAAAGTAGGGCATTTTAACAATTTTAAAAACTAAAACATGAAAAAAGTAGTTCCAATTTACACGTTTGATGAAGACAACAATTTTGTACAAATAGGAGAAAAAGAAATTACTCCTGAAGAAAATGTAAAATTAATAACAACACTTCCTTCATGGGATTTTATTGAAGATTAAAATTATTTGATTTACATATACCTATAAACCTTATCTTTTTTGTTAATTAAAAAAAATAATTATGAAACATGCAATAGTAGCCGGATTAAGTTATAAGGCAATGAATAACCTCCGATGGAAATTGATAGATGATGGGTACACTACAACTCTTGCGCCCTGTAAAGATTTCTTTGAACTCAATGAGCTTACAGTACATCAATGTCAACTATTAGACATACAAAGACTATGTGCTATCATGGATGAAGGAGTAATGGAATTACATCTCATATCAGATTGGCAACAATCAAAAGAAGCCACTCTTTTAAGAGATATTGCTATTAGAGTTGGAATATTAGTTGTTTATTATTAATTTTGCAAAAAACAAGGGCCCATAAGGTTTTGACGGCAAAATGTAAGTATGATTGGCGTGTAAGGACAAGGATATCGTCCTTTAAATAAAGGTATTCAACAATAAATGTAGCTAAAACAGCAACACAAAGACAAGAAGAAGGTGCACGTATTATCAATATGTGCTTTGCTAATGCACCAATTGCTATAGCAGCCTAATTTCAAAAGACATATTCAAGTCTTTAAAAGTGAATAGTGGATAATACAGAACAGCTATACACAATGGCCGATAAGCAGTTCAAAACGCATACCTGAAGACAGCAGGAATAAAATTAGTCATGGTAGTAACTCCCAAGTTAGACATAATTGAGACCTGAGTTCGACTCTCAGCAGGTCCACTACTACAGCCAATTGGTTGGAGTATTCACCAAATATACCCTACATTGAGTAAGAACAGTGTAGGGTATTTTCATTTCACACACATCTGCTATATCTTTGTTTCTCTTTATTTCTTTAACAATTAAAAACAAATCAAAAATTATGGTAACACAATATAACAAAGAATACTTCCTTACTCATAGAGGTTGTTATTCAGCAGAAAAAATGGCAGGATTATGTGATAATAATCCACATTCCAATATTCAGGAATTTCTGAATTGGGACATATCAATAAAAGATAAGTTCTATTTTGTAAGAAATTATACAGAACTAACAATAAAACAAAAACAGTTATTTGCACTAATGTGTGCTAAAGTATCATTGGAGATATATGAAAATAAATATCCTAATGATAAAAGAGTACGTGAATGTATAGAAGCAACTGAGCAGTTTTTGGATGGAAAAATAACAAAAGAAGATTTATTAATAAAAAGAAATGCTGCTGCTGATGCTGCTGCTGCTGCTTATGCTGCTGCTTATGCTGCTGCTGCTGATGCTGCTGCTGCTTATGCTGCTGCTGATGCTGCTGTTTATGCTGCTGCTTATGCTGCTGATGCTGATGCTGCTGTTTATGCTGCTGCTTATGCTGCTGATGCTGCTGCTTATGCTGCTGATGCTGCTACTTATGCTCCTAAATATATAAATAACCTTCTCAATGCATTAAAAGAATTTTGTAAAGTTCATAAAAATTAAATTCATTAATTAAAACAAATCAAAACTATGGCATACTCAGTAAAAATGCAATCAGGTACTATATTTACCTGACATATAGGACAAACATTACCACTAAGGGTAATAGAATCTATAGATAGTGTTACTTTTCTACAGGCTGATGGGCATGAATTAGAGCATATAGTGGACCAGTATCAATGTGGTGGGCAAAGAGCTAATACAGCTACATACTGTTATTCTATACCAATACCAATGGATAAACGTGTAGTAACTCGGTATGGTGATATAGCTAAAACAATTATTGCAAATCTTTAATCAATTCACACAAACTAAATCTCAACAATAATGAACGAATCAACTACAGAACAAATAGAAGAGTTACCTAATCGGGACTTCATGGAAGAATTATAGGCACACAAATATTATTCATTAATTAAAATCTCAACACAAGATGCAAGCAACCTTCACTGTAGAAGAAATAAGAACATATCTGCAATCACAAGGTAGTTTTGGTGATGCAGTATACAATCTCTCAGCGCCTGCAATTATACAAGCCAATATGCCAATTTATAAGGACTTTATAAGGAAAATGAGGCGTATAAAGAAGGTGTAGAAGAATTCAGACCGGGCACAAAATGCCGAAATCCATATTATGAGTATTGTCATGAATTTAAAGAATACAAAGCAGGTTGGTTATGGGCTCAGGAAAAAGCTGGTGATCTGTAATATTAAATTCACAAAATAATAAATTGTAAAATATGAAACACACAAAATTAACAAGATTTATTATCATACTAATTGTTATTGCAGGAATAGTACTTGATATACTAGGGTATGTTGTATGTAAAAGTATTGTGCTCAACATCTCAGATGTTTTGAGAGGAGTAGTAACATTGGGCTGCAGCATAATAACAGTAATAGTGGTATATATTGTACTAAGGTATTTTGATCTCATCAGGTTAAATCAAATGTAAATAATTATTCATCAAATCAAAAAACATCTCAACAATGAAAAAGACAGTAACAATAGTAACTATACCTTTGGGTAAAGAAAGCATACCTAAAAACAGTATTGTAAAATGCGTTTCGGAATTTAGTAATGTAATAAAAGTAGGAGATATATTCATTGTGGATTGTTCTATTGATAAACAAGACGATGAATATAAATCTTTAGAAGCACAACAATTACTTGTACTTAGTGATGATGAGATACTGGAAGGAGATTTTTGTACTCTATTAGATGGTTTTGGTAATGTAATTCTTGGTAATCCTCAAAAGTATAATCCCGATGAAGGACATGTACTTAATAAAGGATTGAAAAAAACTATTGCAGCATATCCTACCATAGATGGAGTATTACCAATATCAAGAGAAACAATACAGGAATGGATAGATAGTGGTACACCCAAAGAAGGTGTTGTTGAATTTGAATTAGTAAGACCCTGTGATTTAAGGGACGATCAGCCTGAAAAAGAAGATAAATTATTTACATCTTTTAAAATTAACCCTAAAGGTAATGTACTATTAGAGTTTAGTGAACCTATTAAACCAGAAAAAAAAGCAGATATTCTAATACAATCTTCTAAAGGAGAAAGTATCGAAGAAGTCGCTGAAGAGTATGGTCATTCTAAAAGTTATTATCCAGATGTAATAAAAGAATATTATGATGCTTTCAAAGCAGGTGCAAAATGGAAAGAAAAACAATTAGCAGACGAAGCTATTGAATTTGCTAATTGGTTAATAAATAAAAAATATATTATTCATAAAGATCATTGGATGAGAATTGAGGATGGTGAAATAAAATATTATTCAAGTGAACAATTATACGAAATATGGAACTCAAGAAAATAGAGGATGCATCTGCAAAATGGATTACTGAGTATCATTCCAGTGAAAATGATAAGGATTTAACTAATTTATGCGTAGCTCAGTTTACTCCTTATTTTAAAGCAGGTGTTGAATGGATCAATTCAATAAACTCAGAGGAGAAATCAACAGTTAAATGGATTCTTAAATTAGAAATAAGGTATGATATCTCAAGTAACTATGTATGTAGTTTATATAAAACAAGTTATTATACTTCCTCAGTTTATTCTATAAGATTTGATGAATCTGATGATATGTTCTCAGTTATTAGATGAATTAAATCCGTATTAGATATTTATAAATCAATTAAAACAACTTTAAATTTATGACTGACTTTTATATATTAACTACTCTTGCAATGACAATGAATTCTGAAGAATTAGTTGATGACTTATCTAATGAAAAGCATTTATCATGGTACAAATCCCTTAGATTGAATCAGAAGATAAATATGAGGTCCTTAGCTAAAGAAATAACTGGATTCGATTTTAATAGTCTTATAAGAATCTTCGGATTCAGACAATCCATCGGACTTATACATCAAAAATTAATTATTGAAGGATTTAACGTTTAAAATCTATATATTATGTTTGACATATTCAAGACTAAGATAACTAAAGAAAGAACTGAGCAGGTTATTCCAGTCAATAAAGAAACTAAGATAACTAAGAAGGTTATTATGAATAAGGTACCTGAAAAAGTAATATCTATTGCAGAAATGCATGAAGATTTTTATTCTAAAATAAATGAAGATATTGCATTAATTGAATCTTACATACCTAGTAAAATAGAAGTTACGAATAAAGAAAAAGAGAAATATAATGTCTTAAGAAATCTTGGATTTAGAAATGAAGATGTAGTAATTCATGAACAAAAACTTCAATTATATTATACTAATAAATATGAGGAGTTAAAAAGATCGTCAATTAAAACTTTGATGTTATCTATGAAACAGAAATATCCTCATTATAAGTTTATTACTATAGAATCCTTATTTTCATTATGTAATAAATATAAGTTAGTGATAGGAAGACCTGATAATTTCCTAGGTACTATCCCTGATAAGTCTGTTAAAGATTTATCTAATTTTAAAGTAGATAATGAGGATAAAGCTGTTGAAGATAATAAGGGGCTGCTATGTAGAGAATTTAATAATATATACCCTTCTTTAGCTTCTAACTTAAGAATAGCTGCTCATGATTCTTTATTTAGGGAAGATTCTCGTAATATATTAATGCATCCTATAAATGTTGAGGATGTGTTACGAGTTTCAAATATAGAAAAAGATCCTATAGTATTTCAACCCGTAGAAATGAAATTTAAAACTGATTTTATGATAGATTCAAAAGGTTCATATATTGATCGTAACCCTCCTTATTCATTTACTCAGGTAGGATTTTTGATAATAACTGCGTGGGGTGATGAAGCTCATGACTCAAATGCTATAAATGAAAAAATGAATTAACCTATGTTAAAAGTAAATAAATCATCTAGAATGATTCCAGCATTTATAACTAATAAATCCAAGACAGTTGCATCTAATATCGATTTTATGACGTCTGTATTTTCAAATACTTATAAAGTTTATAGTAATAGTTTATTAGATGCAGCACTTCAAATAAATAAGAAATCACAACAAAAATAACAAGAAGAACAAGAAGGACAAGATATGTCCAATATTGAAGGATTGAAAAAATCATTTATTGGATTTCTCTCTGCTAAAAATTCTAAATTAAATAAATCATTATATATTGAATATAATAACTTACTTAATAATACTAACTTCGTACCATTTATACCAGCTAAAAGTAGAAAATTACGTACTCGATTTATTTATAGATTTAATAAAAACTTATGACTAACGATGAAATAATTAAAGAAAGAACAAAAAATAACCTTTCTATTCCTACTGATGAAGAAATAGAAGAGAAAGCAGAACAAGATTGGAATAATAATAATTATCCTGAAATCCAGTATAAGGGTCAGGATAAAATAAGGCATCATAGAATATTTTCTAAAGGATACAATCAGGCATTAAAAGATCTAAATTTAAAATGATATGGAATCAAAAAAAGTTAAAGTAATTTTATTACCTACTGGTAAAGATGGTTGGAATAAAGGTGATATATTAAAATGTACAGGAGAATCACCTGCTAAACATCGTAAAGAACATATAAGTTTATCAATTGAAGGATGTGAAGTTTATTCTAATCTTACTATTATGTATAAAGCTCATTATATGTATCTTATCAGTGATGATGAGATAACAAAAAATAATTGGTGTTATGATCCTGAATCAGATAATGGACTTGTGAAATGTATGATGAATGGTATAGATTCCTATTATAATAAATATGGGAAACTCATTATTGCTACAAACAATCCTGACCTTGTAGCAGATGGTGTACCACGCATTAATGCATTAGATCTTAAATGGTGGGTAGATAATAGCTGTCTTGAAGAAGTGTCTCTTATGATGGAAGAATATGATCATTATAGCGGTCCTTTTGGAACAGATTGTAGTTTAAGGTTACGTCTTAATCTCTTAAATGAGGTGAAGTTTGTTAAGCCTAAAGTGCCTTTAAAAATTGATTCTGATGTAAGTATTAATCATCAAAAAGAAACTGTTGAGGAAGCTGCTAAAAAATGGATTACTGATTATCATGGGTATGATGATGAAGATAAATTACTTGGCTTATGTATAAGTCAATTTACTCCATATTTCAAAGCAGGTGCAAAATGGAAAGAAAACAATTAGCAGACGAAGCTATATTGTTTGCTGAATGGGTAAATTGTAATAATTAGCTGTGGATTAGCAGGATATGAGCCTAAAGATATTGCGCCAATAACCTTTATGCCAGACTTCACATACGCATGAACTACATAACCGTTCGTTTCAAAACAATGAACTAATAAAAAATTTTTCAAAATCAAAATAAACTGCAAAAAATGAACACAGAAAAAATTAATATCGAAGAAGTAATCGGCTACAAAGGATTCGATGTTAACCTAAAGTGCAGAGACATGCAATATGTCATAGGGGAAACACACGAAATGCCCAAAGATAAGATACTTAGTGTATGCCCAGAAAATGAAAATGAAGGTGGTCTTCATTTTTGTGAAAACCCACTTGATGTATTTTGGTACTATGAACCGGCAATAAGCAGGTTTGCGGAAGTTAAAAGCGTAGGAGATGTAAAAAGAAAATCAGACGATTCAGATACAAAGATAGCAACAACAAAGTTGCATGTATCGGTTGAATTGA